ATTGCTTGCCATGATCTTTGCATGTGCCATACACCGCAGCGATCCCGATCTCTGGATAGATAATGCCAGTTATTCCAGACACGAATCTGTGACACACCTGGCAATGGTGGCATGGCCAGTAGTCTGTATTCCAGCTACAGCATTGCACTTTGCGACCAGGATGCTCTTTGTCCATGCGAGCGGACCACTTCTCATAGGCAGCTCTCTCGCCAGGATATTGCTCAGGCCAGCACAATGAGCCTGTGATCTCTTCTGTTTCGGTCATGGCTTTCTCCGAATCACTGGATCATCAGGGAATGGAATCTCCTTGCCCTTGTCATCCAGCAGACCGAGTGGATAATCAGCGAGCTTGCCACTGGCCTTGAGCCACTGCCTCCGCTGTGCTGCAATCGATGCAGCCTTCTTGTTTCGTTTGAAGTTGCCACCACTAGCTTTGCCACCTTTGCGACCAGCAGCGACCTTCTTCGGATCTTTGACATTATTCATGAGCACCCTCCAGCTCCTCCTTCGTGACCAGGCTCTGTCTCCTGAGAACATCGCAGCCACAAAATTCACACACTTTTTTGACCTTCTTTGTCGGATCATTGTTCTTGTAGTAGCCAGATCCGATCATCGCATCGCTCGCCTGTACCCATCTGCAGCCTCTCCTGATCGAAGTGATCTGAGTATATTTGCAGTTCAGGCAGCGAGTCTCAAATTCATATGTTAGTGTCGGCATGCTCCTGGTCTCCCTCCGCTGCACAGAAGAGGCAGGTCGCTCCCTCTGTGTATTTTGAAGCTCCACACTTCTCACACTTGAAGATCTCTCGGACCTTTGAGGCAGTCTCAATTTCCTCAGCAGTCATCAGCAAGATCTCCACCTGAGCGAATCGGTTGGCCACAGCCAGCATTGCTCGGCCGAGCCAGGTATCAATGAATCGCTCCATGAAGTGATTCGTGGTGACACCCTTGATCTCGATCGTGTACCTTCGTCTGAATGTTTTATTCTTGGTCATCAGAATACTCTCCGCTCAAGTTTGATGCCATCGATATTGATCAGGTTCAGGAATGCCTGGAGCTCGATGACTATTGACTCCGAAGCATATGCATCATAGTAGATTGTCTTGCCAGAGACACTGATCTTCAGCTCTGGATACTTCTCCTGGAGCACCTTCTCCAGATCCTTCTTCTCGACAATTCCACTCATACAATCTTCTCCTGTTCACCAGCATCGGTCCGCTGATCGGCAGGGATCTCTTCATCGCCAGCGATCACCGCTTCAGCTCGGGCCATAAGATCTCGCCACTGCTGCTCGGTCTTGATAGATTTTTGAGTGATCACACCAGTCACATCCTTCAGCCAGCGAAGTTTGAATTGTGCCTTGATAGGCAGCGATTCATACATTCCCCATGCAGCCTCTTTGAATTCATCATCTACTGGAGGCAGTGGCTCTTCCTCTGGCTCAGGATCTGCAGCAGGCTCTTCGACCTCAGCGGAATCTCCGCTGACATCATCAGGACCACTAGTCTCGGCTGGCTCATTCGGATCAGTCACATCTGGATGATCTTCAGTGCCTTCATTGCTTGGATCTTCTACCACTTCGGCTTCCTCCTTCTCGGGTTTTTTTGAATCACTTTTTTGCTCAGGCATATTTGTGATGTTGCCATCAGCATCCATATCAATGACATCGCCACTCGCATTGACTCGAGCATCGAGCTCATCAGGTGTATAGACAAGCATGCCACTGAATACATCAGGGCAGTATGTCCTGACACCGTTGCTGATGCAGCGAGCGAACATCATGGCCTTCGGATACTTCTGCCAGTTCTGCTTATTTAATAGGCCAGCAGCCTTTGCTTCTTCAGCATCGAATGACTCTGTGCCGATCTTGGTCCGCTTGCCTCTGATGATCTCATAGAAGTCGATGACACATCCATCGGTCTCCTTCTTGACCACAGTGTAGTCATAGCGACCAGAGCTCTTGACCATGCCAGCCATCGTGTTTGCCGATAGTGTGGCATTGCCTTCAATCACATGGACCGCTCGCATTGAAGCGAATGGAGCAAGGCCGAGCTCCTGGCCTGCCATGATTTTTGTGATGCCCTTCGAGATCTTGTCTACATCTCGGCCGAACATTCCCGAAGCCACGAATGCTTTGCTGATCTGCTCGATCTCCGAGTAGCTCAGTTGCTTCCTGACTTGTATCTGCGACTCTGCAGCCACAGGCTTTTGCTTCTCTCCCATAAGAGTTGCACCTCCTTCTGTGTCTCTATTGTACTGGTCAGCGTAGCACAATGTCAAGACTTTTATGCTTATGAATTATTGACTGTGGATATCCCACCTATAATGAATACAGAGACCGCTTGAAGTTGCACCTCCGAGCGGTCTCGACTTTTATTTGAGCAGATGCACAAAGAATCTTCCTGGTGATCCACGATGGTACTTCCTGGCTTTGTATGCCTGTTCCATGAATCGAGCCTTCCCGAGCTCATAGAGTCGCTTGTAGAAGAATGGATTGTACTTCGGATCATCGATCAGATCCTTGCAGTCTGCAATTATTGCATCTGCTTCTTTGGCACTAGGTTTATCTTTGACTATAGCTATAGCTATAGAATCTCTGTGAGTTTTACTTCTATAGCTATAGTCTTTGATGAGTGAGCTGACACTAGATGTAGTGCTCATGATTCTTGACACCTCCATACAGACCCTGTACAATGGTAGGTGAATCTCCCATTGCTTACGCATTGAAAGATAGACCTCTGACTGCAATCAGGGGTTTATTTATTTGTCAGGATCTCGAGCTCCTGGATTGATCTCCCATCACCTCCACAGTCTCTGTGTTTCTTTTGAATGATAGGTACTTATCATCATACACCACACTCTGCTCGGTCTGCAAGTCGCTCATGTTTGCCTGTGCAAAAGACCTGTGGATTGTGTGGACAAGTCGTGATCTACCAGATGAGAGGGCAGGGAAGTCTTGACTCGCTCAAGCATATGCATGTTAAAATAGACAGTGGCAACATAATCGGTGGTAGATAATTTTGCATAATAAGAAACTCAAATTGCTGATCGTGGCGATATCAGCTCTCATCATTAGCTTCGGCTGCATAGCAGCTATCAATAACTATAGGGAAGTGCAACACACACAGTCTCAGATCAAGCGTCTGGAGACTGAGCGACAGCAGTTACATCAAAAGACTGAAGAGCTGCAGAAGACACAGACACAGACCGAGAAGCAGCTCCAGGACCAGAAGAAGCTCGAAGAGCAGCTTCGCAATGAGATCAAGAATCTGCAGGCTATGAAGGCAGAGAAGCAGAGGCTGGCTGCATTGGCAGATAGTCCGAAGGCATTTGCCGAAGAGCCAGTGAAGGCGAGTGGATCATGTGCTGATTGGATGGCTCAGGCAGGAATACCTGACATCTATTCAACACACAAGCTCATAATCAATGAGAGCGGATGCAATCCGAATGCGGTGAATCCGAGCTCTGGAGCGTGTGGTATTCCTCAAGCCTTACCATGTAGCAAGATCGCTCATTGTGGTGTAGATCCTGTGTGTCAGCTTCGCTGGATGGACTAGTATGTGCAGGGCAGGTATGGCTCTTGGGATGGAGCTCTGGCTGCCTGGAATTCAAGATATCCTCACTGGTACTAGTTACCGAGTGAGGATTTTTTTGATCTTGTAGATAATGAATTGATTGCGGTTGCGAAGTCGGCCACCCTCCCACACAGGGAGGAATTCGCCAGGCTTGTATCCGTATATTGTTTGTTCGTATTTTTGTATTATGTATTGCATAATATCTACTATATTACACCATTTGTGATACAATGTCAATATGATAATACAATTATTGTATTCTGACAAGTCATTCAAGATCGATGACGAAGACTACAAAAAGATCAGCAGATATAACTGGCGAGCTCAGGTCATGAAGCGGACTGGCTATGATCAGATCTATGTAGTGTCACATGAGCGGATCGCTCCATACAAGAATAAAACAATATACCTTCATAGGCTCATAATGGATTGTCCTGATGGAATGGTAGTAGATCACATCAATGGAGACACTCTTGATAACCGCAAAAAGAATCTGAGAGTATGCACCAGATCAGAGAATTCACTCAATAAGCATAGATGATTTGACAGCCAGGTATCCATAATCGATTGCAATATCAAGCAGGTGGTCTATGGCTGTGAGCTGGATCTCTTCCTCAATAGGATCTACCGCTTCGATCCAGTCGATCCTGGCTGCTTCCAGAGCCTCCAGGACATTCTGCTTCCGCTCCTCGAATTGTGGCCCATCTTCTACTGCCATAGTTGCTCCTGGCTCGGATCTGCCCTCAGATCATCAATGAATGGATCGTGCTCAGTAGCCTGCATCTGTCGAGGAATCTCGGTCACTTTGGCCAGTCCGAAGAGAGCCATCTGAGCTGCATTGTCGGCCAGAGCACTGTCTATCTCGGCAGTGATCTGGTCACACAATTCAGGTCCATGCTTTTTGCTTTCCATCGATCCACCTCTATTTTCATTGTGCCATAAAAAGCGACAAGCCATAGCTCGGTGGTATTCGGCAGCTATGGCTTTATCTATTGGAATAATACTGGCAGAGAGATTCTTCTGTCAATAAAAAAGTAAAGCCAGAGAGAATACTCCCTGACTCCACCTCACGAGATCATTGTATCAGCTCAGACTGGCTTTGTGAATGCCTGCTTGAGAGTGACCAAAATCACATTGACAAGCGGTGTGAGCGGACCGAATAGCTCTGGCTGATCGGTGATCACAGTGATCAGGTACGATATGATCGCTGAAGCTCCGACATAGAGAGCTGCCTTCAGGATCTTGGTTGCTTGATCCTTGCTTATTTTTGATAGTTGCATATCTTCCTCCGTTACTTATTGAATTTGAATCCGCTGAATAATCCAGCCAGGAAATCGAGGATATACTTGACTGCTCGCTCGAGAGCACTCAGTCGAGTCTCCACATCGCCATTGCCAGGCGTGGTCGGATCGGTATCGATTGGCTTCGGTGGCACAGGCTCTGGATCAGGTACAGTCGGAGCAGGGATGTCGGCCACTTTGTTTGCCAGGATACCCCAGTTCTTATTGTTGTCATGAGCCCATTTGCTTCGGACATAGACCTTGCCATCGGTATCAGTGATGATATCCACCAGATCAATGTCTGTGCCTGCAGGAATGACATCTCCGATGTCTGTCTTGTTGGTCAGATCATACACCTTCAGATCCACCTGAGCTCGCATCTTGCGAGGATTCTGCATGGTTTGCCATGTAGGTGTCGGAGCTGGAGCAGGAGTCTCAGCAGGTGGCACATAGTCTTCACAGTCCACGACATTGAAGCCATTGGTCGATCGGATATTGCCATCATTGTATGAGTATGCAGTCATGTAGTATTTACCACCGAGAGCATTGGTAGCGATTGCCACGACATCGATCAGCTCATTTGCTCCATAGAGTTTGACAGCCTGAGCTTTGGCCCATTCGCTGAAGTTGAAATTCCAGAGGTTAGCTGTGCGGATCAAGCGGATTCGCTTCGGTGTGATCTTCTTGTATGAGATCGCTGTGGCAGGTGGAGTGACAGGAGCATTCTCCTGAGCGATACGATTCTTCGCATTCTGCCAGCAGGCTGCAGCATAGCCTTTGTCTTTGAGATCTGCAGGGCATAGAGTCACGCTGCTCGATACATCTTTGTGGAAGGTGAGCACAAGTCCTGGCCAGATCTTCAAGCATTGGTACATGACTTCTGTCAGGTTGTTGAGAGTGGCTTGATCATAGTATCCATTCCGCCAGTCACCTCTTACCTCACAGGTCAGAGATTCCTGATTGCTTGGGAAGTTGCCATTCGTATATGGAGTGTCATCAGTATCGACATACTGCTCTCGGACCGAGCCCGAGACATAGAATGTACTTGATGCACCACGAGCAGGATCACCCCACAAGTAGCGGAGAGTCTGCTCCCATCCAGCACTGTGATGCACTGTGAAGCAGCGGATCGGCTTGCCTCTACCTGGCTGATAATTCCCTGCTGCTGCTTGGAAGTATCCTGTTATATTTGGTAGTCGCATGATTGCACCTCCTTACCTCGTAAAATATGATTGAATCAAAATGGCCATAATAGCTCCGAATACTGCAGACAAAATTCCTGTGATTGCCACTGTCACTGAGTTCTTCAGTTTGACCTTCTCGAATTCCTTCTTCAATTCAGCAAGCTCAATAGAGGTCGCTTCCTTGAATTCAGAGAATTGAGTGTGGTTCACAACAGTTGGCATCATTTGGTCGAATTTGTGCTGTAGGTCTTTCACTCCTTCGATCACTGTGTCCATCTTTGTTTCTACTGCCACAAGCCTCTCCAGCTCCGTTTTTGCCATTTGTTCTTGTTGCTCCCTCATAGATAAAAACACTTAATGCTTATCTTCCATCTCTATACTTATTGTGCCACAATTAGGCAATCCTGATAGTCTCTGGTGTCCTGGTCTCTCGATCCTCTGGAGGGATGTGATTGCCGCATAAATGGCACTGGAAGGCACTGCCGCCGACCAGTCCACAGTAGAAGCACGCCCGGCATCGATAGCATGTGGCCCTGTAATATCGCTGCACAGCATCGCATCTCGGACATTCAAGTGTCGAGCAGATCTTTGGTGAAATGTCCTGCGGTACTTTCGCTTCGGGCATAGCAATATCCAGCGGCTTCTTGCGGAGCTTGTGCCTGCTCTTCGTGCCGAGCTTCGGCACTCTCAGCGTATTCCTGTGGTAGTGAATAGGCCGTCGATCTTCCATAATTCAATATCTCCTACATTCAAATAATTTGCGTTGCTCTCGTTCAGGTTCGGTGACAAGACCACTTCGACGAAGGTGAATCCCTCGTCAGCGGCCGGATCAAAGCCGCCCTCCTCATAGGCCACATTGTCCTTGTTGAGAAGATGCGTCAGGTCCATGCTGATGTCGATGCGGCGATTCGAGTCGGCTTGCACATTGAGTGTCTCTCGTCGCTGATAGTTTGCATCAGTCCCGATCAGCAGCGGAATTTCATCGACGATGCCGATCGATTGAATGTAGCGATCGGCCACCGCCACGCCGGAAGCAAATTGCAGCACAAAATGCGTGTACAGCCGTTCGATCGTCAGAGCCCCTTTCGGCGGCAGCATATAGAGCATAAAGCGATAGCCGCAGATCTGCGTGTCCTTCATGGCCACAGTTCGCAGCGAGTATGGATAGGCTTGAAGTTTGCTTTGATTCCCCATGCTATTGCCTCACATCGTAATTATGTTGCACGACTCTCAGATATTGCGTATCGTCCTCAAAAAGTCGATCCGACACATAGAGCGGATCTGTCCAGACAATGTGTACCCATATCTTATCATCCCAGTTTGGATCAGTTGGCTGCGGCAAATTCCGGGCCGACACTTCAATGTCAAATGGAGGAGTCAGATTGTCCTGCAGCAGATTTTCGGCGATCACTTCAGCATCGGTCATGGTGTTGTCAGCATCAAAGCCCAGATACCAGTCCTGCGGTGAATTGACATCGTAGCTGTGTGAGCAAAGCCCTGAGACTCCGAGATCTTCGTATAGTACGATCCCGAAAAACTCCGGATTCCGCAGCAGCAGCGAGCGGTTGCGGACCAGAAATGGATTCACATCTATGGCAAAACTGACATGTGTATTGTTCTGGACCACCGGGCAATCGCCGCCGCCAGCACCACCGCAATAGCGGTATAGAGCCCAGTCCTTCTTCTGGAGGCTTCTCGGATAGCCTTGATCTTGTTGATCTCGAGTACCCATCAGCTCAGCCCCATCTGCATCGTGCAATTCACTTCGAATTTCGTGAAGGTGTAGCCGCTGCCCTTGCTCGGAGCTTGATCAAAGCACAGCAGGACCACAAATGCATCGTCTCTGAATTCAGTATCACCCCTGTGGTACATGCCCGGATAGAGGTTGAGTCTCGGAATCGACAGCGATCCGGCCGGAGCAATATCAAATGGCTCGTCCCGGCCAGTTATCTTTCGATGGCTGGCCTCAATGTATGCGTCAGTGTAGGAAGTCTCTGCGGTATAGCGGCTGGCGAATTTGCCGATCGCCACCCGGAATTCTCGAGCTCCTTCAGCACTGGCCAAAGAAAAAGCCAGCGTCAGATTCGCCTCAACAAAGTCACCATACTGCGGTTGTAGCACTCGGATCGGATTGACAGCAGCGATTGTGCCAGCTCCGGAGTAGGATGCCGGGATCAGATTGACCAGATCACCGATGTTCGATGATGAGCTGATGTCTTGATCAGAGTCCTGACTGCGGTTGTAGCCCCACACATTCGCATAGTATGGAATGGCAGTTTTGCGAAGAGCAAGATCCTGAGATCCCATTGTCGGCCTACTTTCCAAGCACAAGCAAGCGTGATCCTGCTCCTATATCGCCAGTGCCTCCAGTGTCTACAACATCCACCCTTGTAATTGCAGAAGAAGCGTTGGCCCACTTTAAAGAAGTGGATTTTTGAGTCGGAGCATTGGCAGCACCAGCAGCGGAGCGTTCGACGCTATGAAGTCGAAGTAATTTTTCTTGTGCTGCAGTATTATAGACTCCCACCTCTGTATAGACATTGTTAGCATCAATAACAGTCCGCATGTTACACTGAGCAGTGCTACCTGCTCCCACCTCTGCGTAATTTTTGCCTGAGTCGTTATTGAACCGCAAGCCTACATTCAATGTGCCGCCTGAAGGCAGTACCCATGCAAAAATTCTCAATAAATTTTTTGCGGTTATTGTTCCGCTTGACATTGAAGTTGAAGTGCCGACCTGCTCGCCCGAGTCGTAGAGCACCTGATAACCACCGACATCACTCCCCAGATGCTCATAATCGACCGATCCGGCCACATAGTGCCTGGAATCAATGGCGTTGTCAGAAATGCCGGTGCCGTCGGCCAGCGCGTAATCGTTCTCCCACAAATAGTTCCACTTGGTAGCGGATGGCGTCTCGCCAAAGGTAAATGATTGACCTGCGTGAAAACTCATGACTGTGCCTCCTCTAGAGCAAAGCCGTCATACTCGGCGCGCCCATTAATGAACTGCAGCGGGCCCTTACCAGATTTTTGCAGGTTTTCGTGGATCTTAAACAGATCGTCCTGCGATGGTGGCTGAGGGAAACGGCTAGTTTTAAGCACGCCTTTCTCTTCGTCGCACTGGATAGACCAGTTGCCGCAGTAGCATCGGAACCCCTTGCGACCGTCAAAACGATCACGAGATGTCTCAATACCTGCAACCGGCAGCCCGGCTTTATTTTGTGTTGGGTTATCAATAACTTTGTTGGTTTTGGTAACATAGCCGATCAGAGCTCCAGCCTTATGGAATGGTTTGCCGGTTTCGGGATTAGTGCCAGGGTTTAGGCAGTACACCAAAAAGCGGTACTTGCCGCTTAAGATATTGCCGTAAGTCTCACGCAATGCCGGATCACTGATGTTCCGGAGCATGCCTTGTGCGACTGATTGGTTTACCTGCATCTGTTCCCCTTTATGGTGCTAATTCGTCCGAGCCGCCGAGTGAGCTGATGGCGATCGCAAAGTATTCGTGAATCGTCCTCTTTGTGACCCGCAGGAGCTGTCGGTACCCGCTTGAGTTAATAATATCATTAATGCGCGTGACAAAATATGTTTCGCCCGCCACGTTCTCATCCGAATACGTGATCACGTCGCCGATCTGCAGCTGCGGCACGCCTTTGACAATCATCTCCTGCTGGTCGTCGTCCTCCGCCCGGTCCGCAATCACAATTTTGGCAATTGAGGTAGCTGCAACCTCATCTTGGATAAGATCGTTTGTAATGGGTGGACTGAGCGGCCGCTCTTCGTAGGCGTCCTTTGTACCAATGCTGGCTGCGTCGGTTTCGCGGATGTAGATGTCGTTGGCGACTTTTGCCGGAGTGCCCCAAACTTCCAGCCGCGTCAGGTAAACATCAACCGCGGCGGCGTTCGTAAACACCAGCTTCATGCCGGTAGAGAATAGGCTCGAGCTACTCAAAGATATGCTCGCTTGGTAGGTATTGCCGGTGCCGTCCCGAGTTTCGTTGGTGGCATAAAGTGAGGTGGTGGCGCTACTGACATAATCAGGATCATCGGCAGTCGTGACCGGCAGCTCGCCATACTCATCCTTAAAATCAATGAACACTTCCGTGTCGCCGGACTTGGCCAAGACAATCTCGGTGCTCGACTCCCATAGTTTCTGCTTGGCCTGGACCTCCCGAGCCTTACTGAACACCTCCACAACATTAATGACGGTGCTGGTCCCCAGGGCTTTCTTTTCGATCACGTTGTCCTTATCGAAATCCCACACGCTGACGTTATTGGCGTAGCTGGCGCGGTTTAAGAATCGCGGCGTGCCATCCTCCAGCATGCTCAGGTTGCCGAGCTCGGCCTCAACCACGTCGTGCAAGCCGTCGCCCAGCTTGGAACCTTTCTTAAAATAGGCAAACGGAATAATTACCGAGCCATAATCAAGATCGAACTGGCTCGGATCCAGGCCGCCGGTCTGCAGCAGCGCGCTGACAATTTCGTCGGTCCGGTAATCGACGTACATGAGCTCCTCATCAAGTGGGATGTTCATAATGGCATTTAAGAAATCGATGCACTGCAGCGTGATGGTTTTAGCTTTTTCGTCCACCACCGGTTTGCCAGTCGTAATACCGACAAATTTCGGAATGGTTTCAACCCCAAAGCCCAGGTTAATGCGGATTGGACGTCGGGATAGCAAATAACCGGCAAGCGGGCTGGATGCATTGCCGGGCGTAAAAATGTCGTCGTGGTTATCGAGCACCACGGTGGCCGTGGCCAATGTAATCGGGCTGACAGGCGGATCACCCTCGCGGTTTACCTCAACCGACAGAACCCGCTCGGAGTAATCCTCAAAAGCATATTTGTCCCACTCCTGGACCACAGAGCCGTCGCCTTTAATGATGTCAGTGCCGCCAATGCTGCTGCCCTCAATTGTGAAAAAATCAACAGCTGCGTCATAAGCCTTGTCCCAGCTAATGAGCACCTTCCAGCTGATCGGCCGGACGGATTTGCTGGTGCGCTGGGTAAACTGCGTACTAACTAATTGCATCTTCGGGCTCCAGTGTGATCACCAGCCCAAGTACCGCTTGCTGATCCCAAACGATATTGCTCTCGGGCGGTAGGTTTAAAAAGACCTGCTCGTAATCGCCGGATAGCCCGGTCGGGTCAAAGGTCAAAAACTCCTCGTTAGTGAACTGGTCCTGCCAAATGGCCCGCAGATCCGCGTACTGAGCGGCTGTGATAGCGTCGAACGTAAATTTGTGCCCGGCCCGGTTATTGAAAAAGTCGACATAGAGCTTGCCGGACAGCGTGATGTTTTTTGCCGTGTTAGGAGTGAGCAGCTTCTGATAGCCGTCTCTGGCATAATTAGGCAGCTCAACGGTGCGCGACGTGCTGATTAACCTCATGTGGTACCTCCCAATAGTTGTGGCTTACCGGCGCCAGCCCGGCGACGATCAAGGGCCTGAATACCGCCCTCGATAAGATCCGCGAGCTCTGACTCGGACCGGGCAAATGCGCCATTGAGGTGGATGTGGTAAATGTCGCCTCCCCCGCCCTGCTCCGACCTGCGAGTTTGATCAGCCGTAATAACTCGGGTGCCGCGCGGCAGCACGGCCGTCTCGGGACCGAACTCGTTCATACCAACAAAACCGCCGCGCCAGTTTGGAGTACCAAGCGCCAGCTTCGGCAGCTGCGGCATCTCCCAGCCCTTGCCACCAAGCCCGGGAACCCAATCGGGAGCCTTGAACTTAAGCTTGCCAACAGTGCTGTTCCAAAAATCGGCCACCTTATTGAATGCCCACTTAAACGGAGCCGTGACTTTATCGCCAATGGCACTCATAGCGTCACCAATGCGGCCTGGCAGTCCCTTGAACCAGCCGACCACGGAATTGACCACATCGCCAACCTTGCCCGGAATTTTGCCGAACCAGTCCATGATGCCCTTTGCGACATTTATAGCGACACCCCATAGGTTGCCGTACCACTGGATCAGGTTAGCAATCCACTTAATGAGATTAGAGATAAAGCTAATCACGCCGGAAATGACATTGACCAAAACATTAAACACATTTATAACCAGCCAAATTTGAGCTACCCAAAGCGCCCCAATAATGCCGGCGATTATTTTGATGGCTGTCATAAGACCCGGGTTGAGCGCATCCCACAGCCGCTTCACGGCATCCCAAATCTGCATCAGTGCCGGCCACAGCTGCTCAACAAACGATTTGGCCAGGGCCTCGAGCGAGGGCTTAATGTAGTTGTTGAATACGTCCACCAGGCCGTCCCAATACGGCTTCAGAAACTCCAGGGTTTTGCCAATCCAGTCGAACTTTTGCTGTAAAAATACCAGCACGCCAATAAGGGCCACAATGGCGGCAGCAATCAGAGTAACCGGGTTTGCTGCGGCCGCGATCGCAAAGCCAATGGAGGCCACTTTAGCGGCCACGAATGCGGCGCCCAGGCCAATGAGCACCTGCTTAATGGTTTCGCCGTTGCGCATTATGAAATCAAAGCCCTTCTTGACCTTTGGTGCGAGATCCTCCAGGCCGGCCGTAATTTTCGGAACCAGCGTACTAAAGCGATCGAAAATACCGCCCGGCTCCACCACCAGCCCAAGCTCCGGGTCGACCTTAACGCCAATCAGGTTGCGGCCAAACTCCAGGACCGTGTCCTTTAATGTAGACAACCGGCCATTGAGCGACTGTGCCAGGACTTCGGTACCCTGGAACGCAAAGCCACCCTTTTGCGTGGTTTCAGTGAGCGCCTCGTTGAATAAATCAGTCGAGATCGCGCCGGCCTCCATTTGTTTCTTGACCTCCTGGACTGAGATGCCCAGCTTCTTGGCTAAAATAGTGGTAATCGGTACCTTGTTGTTGATAAGCTGCAGCGCGTCCTGGCCCATCAAACGCCCGGTCGCATTAACCTGACCGAACACCAGTGCCAAACTCTCGAAGTCAGCGCCAGTAGCGGCGGCAATATCGCCCAGCATTTGCACATGGCCAAAGACCTTGTCCGCTTCAATACCGAACCCGAGCAATAGCTGGCCGGCCTTTGCTATTTGCGGGAACTCGAACGGCGTCGTGTTTGCATATTTTGCCAGCTGCGCAAATAAGCCATTGGCCACTTTTACATTGCCAGTAAGGACCTCGAACGATTTGCTAGTTTGCTGCAGGTCCGCAGCCGACTTAATAAAGGTGCCAATACCAAGCGAGCTAGACGCTGCGAACAGCGCCACCTTTGTAACAACACCCTGTATTGCGTTGGCCACGGATCCGAACGAATCAGATGCCTGGCGCGAAAAATCCTTAAAACTAGTTTTATTGACTGCCTTTTCAACATCCCCGGTCATTTGCTTCACACGCTGAACACCGGACTGCAGGTCCTCAGTCTTTGCCTTGAATGTTACGAATACATCGCCTAAATTAAAGCCAGCCATAACTAAATCATATCACTAGACACGCTTCGGAGCCTTGCCTTTCTTGGCTCCCATTTTTTTGCGGAGCGCTTCAAACTTGGAGCGATCAAAGTCGCGGGCGGGCGGCTGGCCGGTCGCGGAGTCCTCGCGCATTTGGTCCAGTGCATTGAGCGATTGGGCCCGGGCCTTATCATCAACCATTGAATCGGTCATGATAGCAATTTGCAGCTGGTCAATAAAATTCTGCTTTTTACGATCCACGAAATGCGGCATAAGCAGAATATATTCGATAGGGTAAACCTCGTATAAAATATAGTCCTTTGTCCAGCCGTACTCCGATGCCAGCACATCGACCACGGACCAGAGCCAATCCTCGGGGTCTAGCTCTTCGGCTCGTTGACCACTTCTGCTTCCACTGGCTGTGGTTTCAGAGCCATAATTTTTTTTACAGATGCGATAATCCTGCCGTAGTCATTAAGCTGCAGCGCAGCAACCAGGATGTCGATTGCATCAGCCAGGTCCAGCTGACCAATAAACTCTGCGTCTTTGTCGGTAACGGTGGCCAGGACCGCACAGAACTCCGGAATGGCCGTTGCGATAATATCCGGAATGGCCGTGTAGAGCGTGTCAGTTTGCTTGAGCTGCTCCGCATCATTGCCCTCAATAAATTTGCCGAATTCTTGTGGTAATTTTTTAAGCGCCCGCAAAAGCTCGGCATAGTCATTTAGCGCTAATTTTCGGACCACCACTGGTCCGGCTTCGGTTGTAACCTCGATAGTTTTATTCATTAGAAACTCCTGGCGGGGCATATTCATCCCTCGGTGCCAAATTAATTTATAGAGAATCGCCAATCAGACCAAGCAAATTGCCGTCTGTTCGGGACTCGTCGACCAAGCCGCTAAACTCAGCCTCAATGATTCGCTCACCGTCATTCTTGAACAGCAGCGTGATTTCGTTAGTAACATGAGCCTTGTAGATTGTCACATCATCGCTAAGATCGTCGGCTGCATTCGCGATCGGGTGCAAGCGCACCGTTTCTGCAGCTGGGCTGGAGCGTTTGCCGGCCTTTGAGCCGATCGAAACATAATCCCCGCCTGAAGTAGCGTGTGTGATGGCTTCCTTGATGTTAGTCAGAGTTGCCTCTGCCATTGGAACTTTGGCCATCAGATTTTCACCGATTAACCACCGCTCCGCAACACCAGCATAAGCATCCACCTTAGTCTCATGGTACTCGGGGCTATAAACGACCTCGACACCGCCAATCGTGTGACCGACATGGCGACCGCCAACATAAACATCGCAGACCCCTAAAGGTACATTGAGAATGTCACTCATTCGCTGATTCCTCTTTTAATTTGCTATTACCAGGAGCCTCGGGCCGCTTCGACCGATACGGCTTGAACTCCATGATTATTATTCTACCGCACCTAAAACACTTAAACCTAATACGGCCAACCCGAATGTACTCGTCGCAAATAAAAGCCCGGCAATTCGGACACCGGACCTCGCGGTAGATCCGACCCTTTTCGTCCGTCTTTGGCATCATAACGCCGGACTCGTGCTCGTGGACCTCCCGGGAATTATGCGGCTGCTTCATAGTGATGATACTCGGCGGCAAAATTAATGCTGAACTCTGCCCTGCCCTTGTCGTCCTCGCCGATCGGGCCGCCCTCCTGCTCCGCGTGGCAGCGCAGCACGCGAATATACGGTTCTGTGTCCACATCCACGCCGGCCGGCAGGATTTGGCCAATTAAGCCATGCAGAGCCGTTCTAACGGCCTGAAATTTATCAGCCGCATCATTATAGTCCGTGTTGCGAATAATCGCCTGGAACCGCGGGAAAACAAGCCCAGGCACGTCCCGGGACGTGGTAAGCGTGTTGCCCGGGAGCCCAAACAAACAAACACAATTGTCGACATCAGCCGGCTGCTTATTAACGAATATGTCCGTGCCGGTCGTACCAACCGACTCGTCCTCCAGGTGCTGCGCAATTTCGTCCAAAAAATCCAACATTTAAAACAACCTTGTCTGCACGCTGCGGCCGAACACCAGCCCCAGCACGTCTTCATTACGCCGGATCGGATCCTCCAGGTACTTGCCCTTGCGGCCCTTTTGGAAACGATACTCCGGGTGCTCATGCAGCCGGGCGGCATATTTCGTATGATAACCGACCACAACGGATCCCGCTACCTCCTCGGCCGTGCCGGAGTTTTGTAGCGTTCCCTCGTCATGCGGAACCTCGAACTGGCTCAAGCGCAGCACTTCAACGGCCACGTCCATAAGACCTTTCGGAACACCCCGGTCCACAGCTTTGACGAAATTGTCGAGCTCCAGGGTCACGCCCTTTGTGTTTGCAGTAGCTAATATCATGACCAACTCCATAACTGGACCAAAAACTCGTAGTGGTGCACGGATCCGTTTTTGCCAACCACATCGTCGCGCTGCATAACGCGGTAAACCTCGCCCGAGTAGGTAACCTGGGCGCCAATTTCAATCGTAGCGTCCGACTTAGTAAAGATAATGCCGTGAATAGGCTCCCGCTCCCGCTCGGCCGTGACAATGGTTTTGTAGGTCCGCTCAAAACGAGCCCGGTGCTCGGTTGCGGCGCCCAGGGCCGTTTTTGCGTGCAGGTCCCGGGACCCGCTGGGATTTTTAACGCTGATAGTTTGCCGGAGCAGGGAATTAAATGCCATGAGTAGAATCCTCCGCAAGCAGTCGCCCGGTCCGATTCTTGATGCCGCGCAGCAAAACCCGGGCGCGGGGTGCAATCATCTTGACCAAAGCGCTCTGCCCGCCGGATCCACCGCCACGCGAGTATGAGTAATTGCCAATGCGTTCGCTGTCCATTTCCGAATCGTCGCCCTCAAAGTAGTCGGCTCCCATTTCAATAATGAACTCAACCTGGGCAATGCAAGCCTCCCGGACCGCTTCCGGGATAGCCTTGTAAATAACGTCGTCTTTGACATAAGCGTCCTGGCGCCGCGGGAACTTGGCCAGCTGGTAAATCTTAAACACGCTGGTAGAGTCCAGGGCCGGATTAAAAGCCGAGCCGGCAAACGTGACCGACTTGTCCGACTTATCGCTGTCATTCAGGACCCGGCGCTGACCAACGCCAGCCCCGCCAATTATTTCAATAACGCATTTGTCATAAGTGTTGTCCGAAACATCCAAATGGGAATCGGTATTTGTGTCATAAATCACAGCGCCAACCGCGCCGGTAACTTTGCCGTGCCGGATCGTTTCCAGCCACTTGGGCTGGTAGCCAACGTAGTCGTCGATTAACGATTCAGCAAGAGCGACCTGGGCTTCAGTAGAGCCCGAAACGTCAGTGGTTTCAATATAGTGGCGCCTTAACATAAGCCAATTATAGCGCACAAACAAATAGACCCGCTATTCCAGAATTAGCGGGTCTGTGGATTTGCGTCCGGCCCAGGCTTTGCGGGTGCATTATCCTGGAGCGCTGCGCCTCCCTGTCGGGTCCGCCTCTCAATCGAGGTGTATTCCGGCGCGGAATCATCGGACTAACTTCACAAAAATATCAAAGTTGGTTTCGGTTTGTCTATTGCCTTTCTAACTTAGGCCGCTCACGCGTAAGGGACCACTCCCCCGCTCCACCATGATTTTGCCAAGAAAAAATTTATACAGGGGTCGTTTGCTTTTTTGTCAAAATTGTAGCGGGGCAGGGGAGCGAACAAAAGTAGAACTATACAGGGGTCGTAACATTTTCGCTAAAATTGCAAGAAAATGAGCCGGGGAAGGGGTCGGGGAAGGGGTTTGCTAACAGGGTAGAACGGTCTAGTGACCGGGGTCGCTATACTCAGGCTTCTTCGGGGACCCGAGTAACCAGCCAAAGCGCGGGAACCGGGTCTCAAGCAACCGAACAACTATGTAGTACAGTCCGGTAAACAGGCCCTGCAGCACCGTGTACAGGCTGGCCGTGAACTGCTCGTCAAAGGTAATGCCCTTGCTCGCAAAAAAAGTAATGATAGCGCCGGCCACGATCGGGACCACCGTGCGCACAATTGAAGTACCAACATCACCAAACATAACTAACCTCCAAATCCAAACTTAGCTTTTAAGAAATCAGCGATAGCCTTGACCAATCGCTCCAATGCGTTCAAACGAGTTTCAACATCCCCAGCGCCAGGCTTGGTAGGATCCGTGTCAATCGGCTTCGGCGGGATCGGCTCGGGCGGGGTAGGTTTAACATCCGTAACCTGGTTGGCCAGGATGCCGTAGTTTTTCTTATTGTCGTGGGACCACTTCGAGCGCAGGTAAACCTTGCCGTCCGTGTCCGTGATTTTATCAACCAGGGCAATCTCGGTGCCGGCCTTTATGGTGTCGCCAACTGGCGCCCGGGCATCCAAGTCAAAGATCCGCAAATCGACTGCAGCAACCATAGTGCGCGGGTTATCCATAGGGACCCAAGTAGGCTTGGGAGCCGGAGCGGGCTGCGTTGGGGTAGGCTTCCAGTCCTCGCAGTCCACGGTATTGAAACCATTGGTAGCGCGGATCGCGCCCTCATTATACGAATAAGCAGTCATGTAGTATTTGCCGCCCAGGGCATTGGTAGCGATCGCCACCACGTCGATTAGCTCGCCGGCGCCATAAGTCTTGACGGCTTTTGCCTTTGACCAGTCGCTGAAATTGAAATCCCAAAGGTTTGCGGTCCGAATAAGACGGATCCGCTTCGGCGCGATTTTCTGATAACTGATTTTTGATGGCGGCGGGGTAGGGGCCGGAGCGTTTTCTTTGGCAATGCGAGCCTTTGCGTTGGCCCAGCACGCTGCAGCGTAGCCTTTATGCTTAAGATCAGCAGGGCAAAGCGTGAACTTGTCCGAAACATCCTGGTGGAATGTGAGCACCAGCCCCGGCCAAATTTTCAGGCACTGGTACATAACCTCCGTGAGATTATTGAGCGTTGCCTGGTCATAATAGCCGCGCCAGTCGCCCCGGACCTCGCAAGTAAGCGATTCCTGGTTGGACGGCCAGTTGCCGTTCGTGTATGGCGTGTCGTCAGTATCAACATATTGCTCCCGGACGGATCCGGAAACATAAAAAGTGCTCGAGCCTCCCCGAGCCGGATCACCCCAAAGATAACGCAAAGTCTGTTCCCAGCCGGCTGAATGGTGGACCGTAAAGCACCGGATAGGCCGGCCGCGCCCTGGCTGGTAGTTGCCTCTCGCGGCTTGGAAGTAGCCTGTGATGTTTGGCAATCGCATAAGCCGATTATATCACTATTTAGCGTTGCCGCCGTTTTTCAGGATTTGCACGATTTGGTGCTGGGTATTAGCGATCCCCCGCATTTCTTTGGTAATGGCCGATAAATCGCCCGAGATTTCTTTGAGCGGGATGTTTTTCAGAATATCGACCTGGCGCTGGAGCGCGGCAATAGCCTTTGTCGATTCGTTATACTTGGAATGCAGATCAGCAATTTGGCCCTTTTGCTCTTCCTTGCCGGCGATCAGCGTATCAATCAGCTCTTTTTGTGAAACGATGGTTTGTTTTGTGGCGCTGGAGCGAACGACCACCACGGCCGCTACCAGTGTTGCAACAAACCCGAGGGCGCCTGCAATGTGGCCAATTAATGTGAGTATGCTCATGGTTACCATTCTATAAACTTTACTCCTCCGGCTCAACCCTTGCAGTGAGATTAAGCACGAATGTCTCGCCCTCCTGCATGGCAGCCTTTAGATTTTCGTAAGGATCGACCGGGCGGGCAATTTCCATTTTGTAAAGGTAGGTCAAAAAATCATCCACAGATAGCACTTTGTCCGGGATCACGCTAAACGCCTGGTGCCAGGGCCCAAGCTCCTTGTCGCCATCATCGAACTGGACCGAAACCAGCATCCGGCCCGGGTGCATTTTATCGGGCTGAATATCAATAATCTTGCAGCCTAGCTTCGTTTTACTGAACTTCGCAGCCATAGCAAGCCTCCAACGCTTATCCAAAACACGGAACACGCGGTAATAACGAGCGGAGCCCATTCACTAAGCTGCCAGGCAAAAAAACAAACCCAAAGGCCCCAGGCGGCGCCAATAAGCATAGCGACAATCAACAGGACCAAAACACCGAATAAAATCATATCCCTTATAATCCGCCAAGCCATGCCGCGACCTCCTCTGCTTCCTTTTGATAGTCTACCACCTCGTCAAAGCGCTGTGCAGCCCGGCGGCCCATTTCCACCAGCGCGTCCGGATCGTACATAAGCCGGGTAAGAATGTTCTTGACCTCAGAGCGGCCGTAGCGGTCCAAATCGATAAAAGTGCCCGGGACCAACAGCTGCTCGGCCAGCTGGCCTCGGTAGTGGCTCGGGCGGGTAATGATAGGCCGGCCAACGGCATAAGCATTGTGAATAATATGGCCGAAACCGTCCCCTCCCGGTTTAACATGAAAAATAAAAGCAGCCTCGCGCATTTTACTGGCCAGCTCGTGCGGTCCGGTCATATTGCCGTCAGGGCACTGGCCTCCGTAGGCCCGGAACTCCCAGCCCTGGCGCTCCATCATTCGCTTAAGATCCGAGTAGTCGTTCCAGCCAACCCCGGAATGCTGAATGATATTTAAAAACGAATAAACCTTGCGCACCGGCTGGACCGGCGTGTCGTGAAACACCCGCAAATCAAACTCCTGGTGGTAAAACAAAGTATTGGCAGGACTGAGCTGCGGCGCGATCGATGCCAGGACATTGTAGCCGGCATAATTATCGAGATTCCAATTGTTGCCCATTTGCACAATTAGCTTCGCTTTTGGCTGAAATTGTGCAATTAAACGCTCAAAAAGCGGCACATGGGCCGGAATTGTGGCAATAATGTAGTCAAATTGGTTGTTCTTAAAAAACTCAAGCGTGCACGCGCGGTGGCTGGATTTGCCGCCCGGATCCATTATTGAGTAGGTCCCATCCGCGTGCTGCCAGTCCGGGAAATTAAGCGGCGGGGTTTTATCGACAGGCTGCGAGTCGAGCTCCAAAAACTGCTTGGCCGTATCCAGCTGGTCGTTTATAGCCCAATAGCCCTCCTCGAACCACTCCAGGCCAATAGGCCGGTAAAGCTGCATCCCCAGGCGGCCCTCAAATAACAGGACCAGCGAGCGGAGCAGGGAACTGTGATGAAAATCACATAGCACCCTCATACAAATAGCACTCCAATACCCGGGCCGTTATCGCCGGCCGAGCCGTTCCAAATTTCAATACTGGCGTGGCGCTTTTTAAGCTCATCGAACACCCGGCGGCAATCAACGCCGGCGTGGTGCGGGACCCGAGCCGGATCGCGCATAATATCGTGAAACGCGATAATGCCGCCTGGCCGGACCAGCGGCGCGTAGTGCTCAAAATCAGCCATAGCGCCCTCGTAGCTGTGGTCGCCATCAATAAACAGAAAATCAATCAGCTCATCACCCAAACGGTCCAGGACCTGCTGCTTAATATCCAAATTGTGCGAATCGCCCTCAATGATATTGTTTTGCAGCCCCAGCGCGATCACTTCCGGGCCCAAATTATCCCGGGTCGTATCAACGCCAATCAGAATGTCGTAATTGTCCTTGAGCTGAAACGCCTGGTGCCAGGCCATTAATGAATAGCCGCGGTCCACTCCTATCTCGACAATGTTGTGCGGCTGGATTAACCAAACGAGCTCGAGCAGCTTCCACAGCTCGAAATAGTCCTGGCTGGCCTGTGATTTTTGCGCTAAAGTCTTGAAATCCGGTGTCATTTATTCCTCCTCAATTTTTGCCACTATTTGCTCCAGGTCCAGGGTAAACAGAGTCTGATCCGGATCCTCGGGATTCTTAAAGCCTTTCGGGGCTTTTTCGCTAAAAACAACGCGATCACCGACCTGCAGCGGGCCAGTGTATTCCTCGTGCAGTGCGTGCACATAACCCTGGCTGGGAATACCCTCAAAGCTGCCGCCGGAATTGGTAGGCTTAGACAACAGCAGCCCGGAGCGTGCCTTGACCTCGTCTGCCCGGGCCTGGCTCGGCAGGTATGGGGTAATTAAAACCTTACCGCTTGATGGCCGCAGCACGGTGCGCCCTCCGATTAACCATGAACCAAAGCACAGCCATGTCGTCCACAAAGCGCTGCAGTGCCCGGCGCTCGGCGCGGCACTTACGCAAAAACGCCCGATCGCGCTCCATGTCCTCGTCATTTATGTACTCATAAAACAATTTAAAATCCTGCAAAATCATCCCAAATACTCCTTCCATTGAGCTTTTATTTTTGCCTTTCCAAACAATTCAATTGCCCGGGCACGGCCGAATGCCGAAATAGACCGGGCCAGCCGGTGGTCACCCAGCAGCTGCTGTAGATATTCGCGGAGCTGCTCGGGGTCGTCACTAACGAACCCGGACACGCCGTGCTCGATTAAACTAGGGACTTCATAAGTAAGCTGGTCCGGGAACATTTCCAAGCTGTTGCCGTGCTTGGGACCAACCGCCACGATCGGAATGCCGGTCATCATGGCTTCAATGAATGACAGCGTATAGCTGGCCGGGTAGGTGCCGTGGTACAAAAACGCCCGCGCCTCGCGCATTGTCTGCAGCATTTCCGAACAGGTAAGCAGCCCGCCGTGCAGCAAGCCCAAATCTTCATTGCCGGGACCGTAGACTTTGGCCGGAATGCCCTCAAATGCCTTTGTGATTAGCTTATAGCCGGTAAACCGGGAGCGGTCCTTTAATGACTGCGTGAAATTGACCGCTTGGCGCCTTTCGCCGGTCCAGCCGCCAAACTCGTCAGGATCCTTGTAAAAACGAATAACGGCATCGGTGCCAATGTTATCTTTTATCGTTTGCTCGGCTGGGGAATACCGGACCACCTCCAGGCCCTCGGCCCGGAGCGGTGCCAGGAGCCGTTCCACATGGGGAATAGACTGGCCAATGCTGCGCCAAATCACACGGCCGCCGCGCTTAATGAAATCACGGAACAACGGCCAGTTGCCGTCCTCCAGGTCCTCGTTCCAGGACTCGGGACCACCACCAGCCCGGGTCAAAAAGCCCGGCGTGTGCATAACGATCACAATATCAATGCCCTCCAGCATTTCCGGGTGCATTTTGCGCCGGTCATACTGCAGCGCCAATTCAATGAAGTGCGGATTATAGGGCAATTTGAGCGGTGGGCGCTTTCGGTGCTCCTCGCCACCCGGCTGCGTGTACGCGCCCAGGCTGTAGCACTCATAGCCCAGCTCGGAAAATAGCTTGAGCTCGTCATACTCCAAAATCTCGTGGCAGCTCATGTAAAGAATACGCTTTGACATTATCGGCGCCTCCTGGATCCGTGCCGGCCGCGAGCGGCCATGCGGGACGGTTTCATAAACTCGGGGTTTGGCGGGTAAAAACGAGCATCCCGGGCGGGACTGACCGGCCTAAACCGCCTGGGAGCCTCCTGGCGGGGTTCTGTGTCGTTTCCGGCTAAAATATCGCGTGCCTCACGAATAGCCCGGTTTGCGCGGCTTAAATGGCCCTCAACGGCCCGGAGCGTGCGTTCCTGGTTCATAATGTCCTCTCAATCTCGGCCAGGCGAGCTGCCATAGCTTTGCCTACCACCTCGAAATTAAATTTGTTTGTGACAGTTTTCTGCGCGGCCAGGCCCAGCTTGTGAGCCTTGCCCTGGTTATCGAAACACCAGCGCATTTTTGCGCTTAACTGCTCAAGGTCAGGTTCGGCCCACTTTTGCTCGGCCGTGTACCAACGGCTCGAATGTTCCATGCCCTGCAGCGGGACCATATCAAACGGAATAAGCAGAGCGTCCTTGCCGTCAGTGAAATACTCGTGGCAGCCACCATAGCCGGTCGCAATAAACGGCTTGCCATTTAATGCAGCCTCAACCTGCGGCACGCCCCAGCCCTCGCCGCGGTGGGCGCTGACATAGCAATGCCCGGACTGGTGGATCCGCATCACCTGGCGCCGGTCCATAAGGTCCAGGTACAAAAACACCGGCGGGAACTTATCCAGGCCGCTGCGGCGCTTAATAACCTCAATTTGGTGCCGGATCATGCGCCGGGATCCGGAACTAAAGCCATTGAAATAGGTTTTTATAAGCAAGCCGACATTCTCGCCATTTTGGAATGCCCGCCAATAAGCATTGAGCAACCCGGCCGGGTTCTTCCGATCGGTCCATTCAAAAATCGAATAAAACAGGTAACCGTCAAACTCAGGGATTTGGTACGGCTCCGGCCAGTCGCGCTCGGTTTCAATAGCCTGGGGAAAAATATGCACAGGTTTGTCCACTCCTGTGGATTTAAGAGCGGCCGCATTAGCCTCCGAGCCGGTCCATATTTCGTCGCAGAGCTTGAGCCCCTCCACGAAATCATCCGGGACCCGGTCAGTCTCCCAAAAAAAGTGCGCAATATGATACTTGCCAGGCTCCAGGTGCTTCTTAAAAACATTCGGGGTCGTATGCATGATTTTAATTTTGTACTTGCCGGCATGGGAATAGAGCGGATCAATGCGAGCACCCAAGCTGCCGAAATCGCTGGACTCCACAGAATAGCTGACCAGCTGCGGGATCACATACACCCCGGCGGCATCCAACGCAGCAACAAAGTGCCGATTGGCCTCGCCGTAGCCGGAGTAGTCCTTTAATGGGCCGAGATAAGCAACATTCATGACCGCCGCGCCTCACGCTCCGCAGCACGCCTGGCGGCACGATTAGCCACCCGGCGGCCCCGGCGGCCTTTCATACCAATGGCGGCAGCCGTTTCGGCTTGCTGCACGCGCTTAATGAGATTGTCATTGCCCTGCATCCGGCGGCTAGCCTCCGGGGACCACGCGAAACCAACGCCAAACAGCTCGTCCATGTGGTCCGGTGTGAAATTAACAATAATCGGGACCCGCAGGATCCGCTTCGCATACCACAATAAAAATCGGTACTTCCAGTGATTTTTTTTCATTAGACCCTTTCCACCTGCAGATACTTTGAGTCCTGCCGCTTAATTACTTCCGTTTTTTGCCATTTTTCAATGATAGCCTTGAGCCGTTCAGCCGTGTGCTTATAGGTCCAGCCTTTGGCATATTCAGCCGCCTGGCGCCCGAGCTCTTTCATTTCGGCCTGGTTATTAAACGCATAACGCATTTGCTGGCGCAGGTGCTCCACGCTGCAAACAACCATGTCGCCAATGTCCTGACTTTTAAAACGGCCATTGAGCGCCGGGCATTTGCCCTCAACCTCAACCTCCAGCATATAGTTGGAATTGAAATACTCCGAAATGCCGTGAGCATTAGGCACGATCGCCGGGAGCCCGGTAGCCATAGCCTCCAGCGGCGTGATACCAAAGCCCTCGCCCCGGGACGGATAGACCATACAGTTGGCCCGGCCGAGCAGCGCAGCAAGCTCGGCTGCCGGCAACGCGCCGCGGATCACTTCAATGTTCGGGAACTCCGACTTGACCACCGGAATGGCCGCAGCCTCGCGGTTAGTTTTTAAGATCAGCTTCACATTGTCCGATTTATCAAACTCCTGCCGGAACGCCTCGAACACCTCCCGGAACCCTTTGCGCATATTGAAACTGTCGTAGTGAATAAACACAAACGGCTCGTTATTCTCAACCGGGACCGGGCGGTCCACATAGGTAAAGGTGTGAGAATCGTAGCCCAGCGGGACCACGGTGCTTGGAATGCCAGCTTTTAAGAAAACATCATGACACCACTTGCTCGGTACGATCACTTCCTCGGCTGACTTGAGTAAATCAGGCCAGTCCTCCGGGATTTTATCCGACTCAAACATCGTATAGCAGAGTCGCACATCATTCCGTAAAGAGAGAATCGTGTACGGATAGTTATAAAGCAGCCCGACCTTTTGCTCGTGGAACTGCTCCGACAATTTAACGCCCAGCTCGGCCAGCTCGTATTTGACATGGTCCCGGCTCATGCCATAGCCGTCACTGGACTGCCGGACCGTTGAATAATAAACACTGCCAGGATCCGCAGACGCGGCCAGCTCTTTGCCAGCCAGGGCGCGAGCAATTTCCGTATCGGATGCCACTCGCATACGCCCTGACTTTATTTTTTTGTCGGCCAGCTCCTCGTCGTCCACCTGGACAACCCGGCCGAATCGGTTGACTAAAAACACCGCTTAAACTCCAACACACAAATGGAGCACCCGGCGGCTAGCAAGGTGCCCCATTTATTAGTTTGAATTTTGAGTCTAGCCGCCTCCATACCAAAAATATATCACGCCGGTATGGAGCGCGGCAATGGTTACGCTTAGTAAATGTAGACGAAACTGGATGCCGAAACGGTCCGGCTGTTGTAAGTGTTCCAGGCGCTGTAATTGTATTCCGAGATCACAATGGTGCCGTCACCATTAACACGCTCGACAAAAACGACATGGCCCAGGTCCCCGGCCGTTGTGGTTCCAACAGCACCGGCACGCGGCTCGGATCCGACCGCATAGCCCTGCGCAGCGGCCCGGGCATACCAGGTGTTTGCGTTTCCGAGATTATTCGGCAGGTCAGGGCGGCGATTTTTAACATACCAGGTGCAATACCCATATGAGTATGTATTGCCCGCCACAGGGCCCCGTGTGGCCGCAGCGGGTGCCAATTTTTCAATGACTGGCTGTGGGACCGGCCGATCCTCCAATTTTTCGGCATTGTCCGGAATTAAAAAGACCTGCCCCGGGAATATCAGGTCAGGATTAGTGAGCTCGGTGTTTTTGTTCCATAAACGGAGCCACGAAGTGCTGTGAGCGGCAGCAATTTCCGTGAGGTTGTCGCCGGACCGGACCGTGTAGCGCAAAGGCTCCACAGGTTTCGGCTCCGGCTTGGGTTCCGGTGGCCGTTCCGGGATCACCGGCTCGCGCTGCACCTCCAGGACCGTGAGCCCCGGGATGCGTTCATTTAACAGATCGAAAAACGGAGCTTCGGCATTTACGCCAAAACTCTGAGCACTGGCAGTAGCGGGTGCTAGGACCAATGTCGCGGCCGTGAAAATGACCGCTGGGATGAGTTGTTTGATAGTCATATGTAGGTTGTTTCTTGCGAAACATAACCAGCATAGCATAGGCAACGGAATGCGGGTCAAGACTTGACAAACCCCCTAAAAAGCGAACAGGCCCCCTCGCAAAGGGGCCCGTTCTGTGAGAGCTTCCGAGTAGCGCCGGGCTACTTAGACTCGAGTACGAAACCTTGTCGCTCGTCGTTGACGCCGGAACCAAACACGGTGTCGAGCTGGACAACTACGCCCATTTCATCACCATCGTAGTAACGGACCAATCGAAGTGCGATGCCAGCATCGGACTGAACCGAAGTAGACTGAACACCAAGCTCGTTGCCAGGCTGTAGCAACGGACGGCTAGCCAGGACAAGAGCATTCCTCGTGTAGAAGAAGTTCTGATCCCAGGCTGGGGAACCGCTGGTCGGTACCAGCTGACCCTCAAAGATGTCGAAACCACGAGCCCTACCGACAGCGCCATCAACAAGCGCCTGGTTATTAGGGATTAATTTCGGATCAATGAACGCCTCGTCGTCACCAAGCAGCTGCATAAAGTCAGGACTTATGTAGCCGTACTTAGTGGCCAAGCGTGGCACTTTATTTTTAACCATTCGAGCACGAACGCGGCCAAGTGCCTTGAGAGCCGTATCCGATCCACCGGAAGTAAAGTCGATATTATCGAACTCGTCGAAGTTTCCGGTAAGGTGAGTCTCGATTTTTTCAGCGAGAACGATCACCGCGTCTTCGACATAACCAGGGAGCACAGAGCCGGTCTGTAACGATCGGGTGAAATCTTCCTCCAGCAATTTTACATACCAGTGTTGGTCGACTGTCACTTGGACATCGTCAGCGGCTGGGCGCTGAACGGAAGTTGCCGTACCCTGGGCTTTTTGCTGTGCAACAATTGTGCCGCGGCGTGGGATAGAGAGAACCTGGCCAACCCGGACCGGATTCAATTCGCTATCCTTAGAAACCGTCGCGCCAAGCTGCAAGTAAGCACCAAGTCGGCCGATGGCTTCGTTGGCGATCACTTCTGGAATCCAGACAGCGTTCTGGGTTGTGGTCATTGGACCAGTATCCATAGCGTGGGCTCCTTTCTAAAGAGCATTAACGATTTATATTTAAGAGAGGTCGTCTTCGATCAGGCCAGCCGCTTGGGCTTTCAGGATTTCGTCCCGGTTCGCTTGATAAAAAGCATTGTCCCGGAGCTGCGACCGTTTGAATTTGGCCGGTCCGCCTGTGCCTGTCCCGTTGCCGGGATTCGATGGGGTTCCAACTTGTGGATTATTACCTCCCCCGGTGTTGAATAAGTAAGCCTTACCCGTTTTGAGAGCTTCTATTGCTTCATCCACGCCTGACACCTGGCCATTCTCGTCCACTTTGATGCCGGAGCGATCAATTAGTGCGAGAGCACCCTCCAGGTCAACTACGCCGAGCGGCGACAACTTGTTAGTGATCGCCTGGTTGATAGTGCCTGTCTCGAGTTTGGCCGTAAGCTGCGCGATCGTGTCCGCTTGCTTAACAGACAGCTCTTCGAACTTTTTCTGCTCTTTGAGCTGGGCCTCTGTCTGCTTTTCAGCTTCCTCCTGCGACTTTTTGAGGGTACGCTGGGCCTCGACCAATTCCTTGATGCGAGGGTGCTGCCATAAAGCAGGGTTCTCGAGTACCTGGTTCAGCTGGTCCGCCGGTAGAGCTTTGAGGTCCACCGCTTGCGAGCTCGGGCTGCCGTTATTGGCCGGCGGGGTGCCGTTTCCGGATCCACCGTTGCCGCTGCCGTCACCGCCGCCATTGGGTGGGGTGCCGCCATCGCCAGGATTAGGGTTGCCATTTTGTGTAGGTGCGTCGGGCATTTAAAACTCCTTCCGTTTTTAACGCGGTCTCGTTTCCGCTATGGATTACCACTTATTAACACAAGCAATTATTGTCCACAGGTTATACACAAGTCAATAGCTACCTCTGATTGAACGGATTGTCGTAGGCTTTTGTTTTGGCCGCCAACTCAGGGACCAGGACATTAATGGCGTGCTTACAGTTAGGGTGGAACAGTCCAGCAGCCCGGGCCTCTTCCACAGTGCCGGCCACCACGAACCCGCCCGGCAGCTTGGTGCCTTTCGGTGTTTGGCCAGTCATAGACAGGACCTTGCCCTCCCACACCGCGCACTCCCGGTGGTCGGTCCGGTGGTTGGTAACCTGGACCAAATCATAGCCGGAGCCCAGCATACGATTAACCAGGCCCTGGTTGCGGGCCTCCACGGCCTTTGTGCGGGCCAGCATACGCGTGTAGTTTTCAAATGACCAATTACGCCCGGCGCGATCGCGGATCGAATCAATGCCCTCCTCCTGCAGCCGGAACTGCAGCGCCCGGCTGATTTCTTTGCGGGTAGCACCAGTAAGCTTGCCCTCGGCAATAATCAGGTTCAGCTGGCGCTTAAGCGTATCGTCCAGGATCCGGCGGGCATTGCGCGAAATGGCAGTTATACCCTGGGCAAAATTAAGCGCCGTCTCGTCCGTAAGGGCCTTTATAGCCTCCCGGTTTATAACAGCGAAGTTTGACGTTTTACTGACATCCACGCCCAAAGCGCGTAAGTCCTGGACCGCCACGTTGGCGCCATCCAGGTAATACAGCGGGATTTCTTTCTCAACCCAAGCCTGGACATCCACGCCCAGCGCCGTGAGCTCGGCATTTATGCGGGCCATGACCCGGGCCTTTTGGATTTTGCCGGCCTCGGTCGATTTGGTAATGTCCCGGACAATGTTCTTATAAACGCGCAAATAGAGCCGGACCAGCTCGTCGATTGAACCCTCTCGTACCTTTACAGGGCCGCGGTCAGCCATAGACTACCTCCCTGCGGCGTTCGGATCGTTTCCGGGCTCGTTTTGAGCGGGCGGCGGGGTACCGCCGGTGCCGTTCCCATTTACGTTATTGCTGGGCGGCTCAACAGCCGGAGCGCTTTCCTCGTCAATCTCTTTGACCTTTTTCTTTGCGTCGTCGGGGCTAATGTGGTCCAGGTCAGCAATCGCATCGGCGCGGCTCATAGTGCCGTTGTCGATTCGAGCGGTAGCAATATCCACAGCCTCCACCTCGTCGTTGATAATGCGGTCATTCCACTTAATGGTGGGCTTCTCGGCCTCCGCAGCCTTTATGCCCTCCACGGACACGCCGTGGGCCAGTGCAAGCTCCTGGGCCGTCAAAAGCAGGTATTTGAGCGCCATGTCGTAATAGCGCATTTTGCGGTTGCGTTTGCGGATCGTGGCAATCATGCGGAACTTAAGCGCCCGGCCGGACTCGGCAACGCCGTTCTTGTCCATGCCCATGCTGGCCGGAGCCACCTCGCTGAACATATAGAGCATATCGATAAGCTTGTCGATTTCATTCTCGGCTGCATCCAGGTTGGCATTCCAAACGATATATTCGGGCTTATTAAAGCCGGGAGTTTCATTGTCCACCTCGAACATACCAAGCGCCTCTTTGCGAATCTTGCCGTTTTCGTCCAGTACCCCGGGCGGCACGGCCAAAATCGGGTCGCTGTGCTTATCAAGAATGTTGTCGGTTTTCGTAATACGGTTATTGAGCGCAAAAAACAGCGGCTCAAGATCCTGATAGTCGCTAGAGCCCCAAAAGCCGGATCCATCCCGGACGTTTGGAATGTGGAATACCAGGGACCGCTTAACCTTAGTGTCCTCGCGCTCCGCAAAGCCGAATGCAGCCGGATCCATAGTGCTGATGATTTTCTCTTGGTTCGGATCGTAATTATAAACCTCGTGGTAAATGGCGCCGGGCTCGTGAATTTCTTTGTGCAGGTAGGTTTTGCCCTCCCGCTTAATTACATGGGCCAGGACGTCCTGCCGCGGCACGTTGCGGGTCATGGTTTGCTCCAGGACCGGGAAATAAATGGCCGGGGTAAACTCCTCAATGATAATAGTCGACTGCTCGTCCGATGGGTGGCGCTGGCCAACCCGGACCTTTAAGCACGAATCACCGCGGCGGGAATTGCCAACGGCCGACTCCCACAGCTGGGAATACAAATCATTTTGCTCAATGACGGCGTCCAGGAACGCCTGGGACTTGTTGTTTTTAAGATCAATGGTAGGCGCCTCACCAAAAAGCATATCGGCCATGACGTTGCTGACGATTTTGCCGAAGTTGCCGACAATATAGCGCAGCTTTTGGTACCGCTCCGTGAAATCTTCCTCGACTTTTATCGAAAACGCGTTGAAATGATCGCCCTTATAAAGCAAATCGCTGTGATTATAGCGCTGGATGCGCTGCTTATCGGGCTCTTTTGGCCATACCAGTGGGTTCTCGTCCTGCATAATAAAATCATACCACTAAAACCCTTGCGGCTTGTTACGAAACGTGCGTACAGATGCCCGCTGCACCAAATCCTCGGCCGCGTGCATATATGCATCGAACATATCGTCGTGCTCGCCAACAGGGAAATCAAGAATCTCTTTGACCAGGGCATCGAACAGCGGGTGGTCCTTGCGCAAGTGCACCAGGCCACCGGCAAAATTAGCGCTGTGGATAACTGCACGCCGGAACTTATCCTTGTCGGGCTTCACCTCAAACACCGGCAAGTGCGTGCCGCGCTCGGCCGCCCGGCGCCGGATCGCCCGGGCCAACCCGGCCTGGTATGCCACTGACTCCACTTTTAAGCGATCAGGCTTCCACTGCAGCGCGTAGTCAATGGCAATGTCAATCTGCCGGTCAATTTCGCCAATGCGGTCCCGGAACGCGTCCAGCTCCCAAATCTCGCCGGCCTTGTCGACACCCAGCACGAACACCGCAAAGTAGTCGGCCGTAGTTTTTTCGGAAATGGCCGGGTCCACGGCCATGATTATCTGCCGCAGCTCAGTCTCAACCCAGGACTTAGAGTCCGGCGGGTGGCTGGCGGCCCAATACGCCTCTTTTTCGGTAAGGGAGTACGGCAGCGGTTTCTCGTCCGAGCCAAAAATCCATTCGCGCTTAATGATACGCGCCGTGTCGTCGGCCGCTTCGTTTTGCATTTCCTGACTGAATGCAATCGGGCCCAAATAGCGCTCATAGCTGGGATCGTCCCGCATCCGCTTGAGCACCTCGACCGGGAACCGGGACGGCCATAGGGACCGCTCCCCGGAGTCCTCGGTAATGAGCGATGCAAACTTATTGCGGCGCCAACCGCCAAAGCCTTTCTCGCCTTTCAGGGCATTATTAAGCAAGCTGTCGTCGTGCAGCACGGTTCCCACGATCGCAACCTTACCCTCCGGGCTCATAGCCGGCAGCACGGCACGCTTGAACCAATTCAGCAGCTTTTCGCGGCGCTCCTGCTTCATAACCGCCTCGTCGTTTTCGAGGTCGTCCACGGCCACATAATCGGGGCGCCAGTGCTTATACTTCAAGCCTCGAACTTTCATGTTTGAGCCCCGGGCCGTTACCCGCACGTCATTGCTGGTAGTAAACGCGCCGCTGGTCCAGTGCCAGTCGGTGGCCAGGTCCCCATAAATAAAGCGCAGCAGCGCATTGCCCTCGAGCTCCTGCCGGATGTTGTCCACCTGGTCCTTTGCCTGGGTATAAGTATCGGAAATGGCCAAAATATAGTGCGACAGCGTGTGCACAATCCGGTAAATTATCTCAATCGAGCCGATCGTGGTTTTTGCGTGACCACGCGGAGCAGCATCGGCCGAATTAATCGGCGCGGCCATATCGTCAAACAGGACCAAGTGAAACTCCGGCGGGTCGTCCGATAGCGCATCGCCAAAAAAGAATAAAGCGAACTCAAGCCGGCGCGTGCCAGGATCCGTGGGCAGCTTACGATTAGCAAAGTAGGCCCGGAGCCATTTCTTGCCGTCGCTAGGTCCCAGGGTTCGGAGTATCTGAGCTGCTTTCCGGTGGGTTATCCACTTGCTCCGATCCATCGCCGCCTCCTGCAAGAATCTCCTCCGCTGCCAGGTCCAACTCAGGCGGCAGCTCGTCCTCGATAGCGGCGCCGGACAACGCAATTTGTTTGTCAGGTATGTACTTATTAAGCAGGGACTTGGCTGCCTCCTGGGCAATTCGCGGATCCGGGTTATTCATGCCGGAAATGAGCGTGGCGGCTGCAGACTTCATACTGCGCATAATGAGCAACCGGGCTTCCTTTAATGACGAACTGGCCATAGCGCCGACAAATTCCAAATAGGCTTGCTCCAGCCGGCCGCCGGCCTGGAACCACTCCTGAATCGTTTTCACAGAGTAATCAAGCGCGTACTCGGTATTTATGTGATTAGTAACCTGGTCGTAAGTTTTGCCCTCGGCCCGGAGCATGACCGCACGCTTCTCGTGCAGCTTAAGTCCTGGAAATTCCGGTAATTTACTGTCCGTGTTTGTAGTGCCTTTTGCCATTACTCCAACTCCTCAATCAGCTCCATAAACGAGCTGTAAATTTTATCAGCTGGCATCCCGAGCTTGGGCGCCAATAACAAAGAGAGCTGCCACGCATTATTCCGCAGCCACGCCATTCTCTTCGTCCTCCAGGTTCATAAGCAATTTGGCCTTTTTGCCGCTTAAATGCTCCCAGCGGCGAATAATGACATCAACATAGGCCGGCGATAATTCCATCATAAAGCAGCGGCGCTGCAGCTGCTCGGCAGCCACAAGCGTGGATCCGGAACCGCCAAATGCATCGAGTACAATCTGACCCCGCTGGCTGCTGTTCCGAATCGCCCGCGCACAAAGTGTAACAGGCTTCTCGGTCGGGTGGTGCGGCGACTTGCTAGGCCGTTCGATTAACCAAACATCGCCTTGCTTGCGGCCGCCGTACCACGCGTGCCGACCCCAGCCATACATGATTGGGGTTCCATCGTACTGGCCCTCCGGCGCCTCGTCTGCGGCTTTTGCCTCTGCTTCAGTAAGACCGTACATAATGGGCTCGAATTGGTGCTGATAATCGGACCGGGATAGCGTAAAGCTGTGCTTGGCCCAAATTATGTATGTTTGCCAGTGGCCGCCGTTTTCGGTAAATGCGCGGTGCAGCGTGTGCAGCTCACTGGAGCTCATGCAAATATAGAACGCGCCCTTTGCGTGGGCCAGCAGGTTTTTGCAGACCCCGAACAAAAATGTGTAGAACTCCTGGGCCGTCATTTTATCGTTCAGAATCTTTTTGCGCCGGTGCTGCTTGCCGTCCCCGCCCATGCCGCCGGTGTAGTCGACATTGTACGGTGGATCAGTAAAGACCATTTCAGCGTCCTGGCCGCCCATGAGCGCATCAAAGTGCTGCGGGTTGGTCGCATCGCCGCAGAACAGTCGGTGCTCCCCGAGCTCGTACAGATCGCCCACCCGGGCCTTAACATCGCCCTCCTCGGGCGGCGTGAGATCCGCGTCGTCCTGACCGACATCCATAACCGTGGCCAGGATTTCGGTTATTTCATTAACAGAAAAACCGGTGTCCGGCAGATTAACATCGTCCTTTAATGAATAAATGAGCTGGGCCAGCTTATCGTCGTCCCAATCGCCCTGGATCCGGTTTGCAGCCATGTTGGCAATTTGCTCTTTGTCGAGCGGCCAGTCGACCACCCTATAAACAAACTTCTCGGTGCCGATTACCACATAGCCGCGGGCTACGGTGCCGACCTCGTTCGGCTCGTCCAGCGTTTCCGTGATTTCAATTTTGCCGCCTTTTTTTTCGTAGGCTTCCTTGCGCTGGTGGCCGCCAACAATGCTGCCGGTGCGCCTATTAAAAACGAGCCCGGACATATCGCCAAACTTGCCGATAGAATCCATAAGACTCTTAAAATCATGACCAGTAATAACTCGAGGGTTATAGTCGGCCGGAGCCAACTTGCTAAGATCGTCCACTTGCTTCCTTTCCGTTTTTTACGCCGTATCGTGTCGGCTTAAAGTGTGGGTTACAACATAAGCATATCACGAAACAAAAAGCCCCCGGAAGTTATCCAGGGGCTGCACCGGACCGCCAGGGTTAGGCTTCCGGGGATCCGGAGCCTAGAATGGGCGGGCTGGAGTAAAGCACTCCTCGGTCATTTTGCAGCGGGTAATGTGGTAGCCGCAGCCGCCGCACATATCAGTGCGCTCGGTAAAAATTTCTTTAAGAGCAGCGACCACTTCGGGAAATCCAGCGCGAGCGCCGATTGACCAAACAGTCTGCTCCTCGGGCTCAACAGTCGGCTTGTAGTCGTAGATGCTGACCGGACCACCAACATCGGACCCGCCCTGGAACTGAAACGCCCAGCAGGTACGGACCTTGCCATCGCTGAAGTCTTTGGTGTACATATCAGGGACCCCAAAAGCCGCGACAATATCGTCGTAGCTGGCCCGGAGCGTGCCGTGGCGGCTCGTGCCGTTCAAGACCTTTGAGTCGTAGCTGCGGTTTAAAGTTGCTGTTTTCATGATTGGTACCTAACCTTTCGTTATATTTACAGTTTAATGTAAACATAAGAGCGGCTCTGATACAAATACATTCTTCCAGTTATCCACAGATTTAAACCTGGGGATTTTTCGGCCACTTCTTCCACGGCTTGTCCTGTTTGCGGGCCTGTGGCGGCCGCCAGTGCCCAATGTGCCAATAATGGCAGTAAACACACTCATAAGGCCGTGTGCGCGGCCCTCGGCGCTTTCTGAGCGATTTTGCGGCACGGTGCGCCTCCGGCTCGTCCTCAAACTGCTTTTTGCCCGTAGTCGGGCACTTACCGGCAAGCCCGGCGATCCGCTCCTGCATAGGCCACTCCTAGATAAGAAAATGTTCAATTTTTATGATGCCAAACAATAACCCAAACAAAACAGCCCAGCCGAGCAGCGCGAGCGTGTTGATAGTAAACGACAGGACCCGAGCCATTAGAAAGCCTCCTCAATGTCGGTAACCTCGCCCAGCGAAATGGTGGGAATGAAATCGACAAAATCAATGGGCTCCTTGCGCTCCAGGTACCACCGGATCACAGCCTCGGCTTCATCAAAGCCCCGGGCAAATGCACACGCGTAGCCTTTGGCGTCCAGGGCCCGGAGCATTTCGTACTGCTCCTTTATGTGATCACTGGCCCAGCGGCCATCGTTTAACTTAAGCTTGGTGCCCTTTTTCTTAAGCTCCACAGCCAGGCCGTGCCACCAACGGTCCTCGGCATAGATCGGTTCAAATATGAATATGTCCGGGAACCCGCGCCGGATTTGCACACGTTTCTGCCGGGCCGCCAGCCACGGTGGCAATTTAATGCCGGCAGCAAAGTCGGTCCGGTGGATGACCCGCGGGTACTGGAACTTAATCAGCTGGACCACTTGCTCGTGGGCAACCTCTTCCGAATCCCATTTGCGCATACGGTGCCCGGTCATTATTCGCCCTGTGGGTTTGCTGTGGATAACTTAAAGTGCTTCATATACTCCTGGTGCGCAGCAATGGCCGAGTCCGGCAGGTAATCCGGGTATGAACCCTCGTCGTGATCGCTGCGGGGATCGAACAGCCGCTTGACGAAATCAAGCGTGTGCCGGTTGCCGAGCATTTCGGCCTCCAGGTCTTTGCTCAAATCGTGGTCGTTACGCTCCTGGTAAACACTAGCCGAGCCGTACACCACAGAATCCGGGAACCGTTTCTGCACGATATAGCTGGCCCAAATGTCGTCCATCCGGCCAACGTGCGGGAACATGAAATAGGTAGGGAACACGTCCCGATGCAAAAAGGTGTTCTGACTGTTGAATGGCCCGGGAGCGGTCCCAGCAAAGCGCTCATGCGTGAACTGGCAGTCAAACGGACCCTTTGCGATCCGGCAAACGGCATCAACATCCGGCTCGCCGTCCCAAAAATCAGCCTGGACCAGGCAGCGGGGTCGCTTCAGGTGTCCGATGTACGTGGCGCGTGAGCGCCAATTAAGCAGCTGAATCGGGAAACCACGATGCCATAACTCCCGCGCATTAGTCGCCTGGAACGGATCAAAGACCAAATCCTGCGACTGGTGAACCGCGACCAGCGGTTCGTCGCCAACAGCGAGCAATTGACCCCAATTGTCGTAAGGTATGTTGTCGTCGTCAATGGTGGCAATAATTTCCGCGCCCCAATTGTACGCCTCGATAAAACCGAAGTTGCGGCGCTGGATACAATTCCAGCCAATGAGCTCCGACAGCCGGCCGTACTTGCTGGCTTGCTTTTCGGGGCTGATATAGGCAACGTGCGGGTGTGCCTGGGCCAATTTAAGATAGGACTCATGCGGCGTTTTTTTATCGCCCACAATGAACAGCGTCCAGCCGTCCCGGGCGCCAATCTCGATATAGCGCAGAATGGCCTTAGTCGGCTCGTTTATAGTGGTGGTTACAATAGCTTTTTTCATTTGCGGGACCTCCCTGTTTTTGAGTAATTTTCTAAATCATTATAGATTTTGCGGCAAGCTGCCTCCTCTTCGGCTGTGAGCATGAATGACTGGAATGCCAGGCGGCTGAACGGCTTATACTCCCAGCTGCCCTCCCAATCGAGCTCGTCGCCGGTTATGAAAACGGCCGGGAACTTAAACATGGTATAGAGCACGAACTCCTCCCCGTGTTTGTTTTTGAATTTGCCCAGGACCGTGTAGCTTTTTTCTTTTACGCGCTTATTGAACTCGGTCAGGTTGGCGTCCCGGTGCTTTTTGTGGCACGGATCCGGCTCAATCTTATTCGGTGGCATTATTTGCCCTCCTGAATAGATTTGACCATGCGGGCCAAGCCCTCGGCAAACGTAACCCGGGGCTGGTAAAAATCGTGCAGCCGGGTAGGATCCGCAGCCGTTTCTTTAACGTAGCCGCCGGGAGCCTCCACGAATGTGGCAGCGCGGGGATTAGGCACGATCAGGTTCAGCTCTTTGATTATCGAATTAAAGCTGGTCTGAACCCCGGAACCAATATCAAGAATCGGGTCGTGGCACTCCTCTGCAGCGTGCAGAATCGCCTGGACCACATCCTCAATGTAAATAAAGTCCCGGACCTGCTCGCCGTCCCCAAAAATGACCGGAGCGCGGCCCTCAATGAGTTCCCGAGCAAATAAGTACGGTACGCTGGCATAATCGGCCTTGTGGCCCTCGCCTGGGCCGTAGGTAGCGAAAATGCGCAGCCCCAGGGCATCGCCGCCCAAGCCCCGGACAAAGTCCTCAATGATTTTTTTGCACATAGCGTACTCGTTGTAGCGATCAGAACTCAACAGCCCGGTGGATGGGTAAATAAAACGGATCCCAAACTTTGCGCAGGTTTTGGCAGCGTTCATGGCGCCGCGCAGCGTTGTCTCGATACAATAGGCCGGTTTGCGTTTAAAAAGCACCTGGGAGCTCGGAGCAGCGAAATGAAACAGGTAATCGAACGTATGGTCCAGCTCCTTGAATGTGTAGCCCTCCCGAATGTCGCCGGCCAACCGTATCACTTCCGCGCCCTCGTCTTTGAGCGCCTTTTCTACCTGGCGGCCAATAAAACCGGACCAGCCGGTTATAGCAATTTTTTTGTCGTGGTAATTCACTTGATAGCCCTCCTTATTTTTTTGCGATCGCGCTCCAATTGTTTTTCAACCCGGGAATCCTCATAAGCCGGCAAGAGCTTGCCTTTTTCAGAACTTATCGACTGGACGTGGGCATCGCTCATTGGGCTGGGTTGGTCGTGGGTAAAATCGTGGAACCACTCCTCGTCAATGCGAATGACCCGGTCCGGGAACTCCCGCATTAAATCGTTTATGTAGCTGTCAATCCAGCCGTGGTTGCCAATTCGGCCGCCCAGTGCCTTGATAAAGCCCCGGCTGACAATGTGGTTCATGGCGCCGCAATTATCGAACTTGGGGACCAGGACCCAAACATCGTTCGGATCCAGCGGGAACTTTTTGCCGTCAGAATCGCCGGAGCGCTTTGTGCCCAGGACGTAGTCCAGCAGCAAATCGTCCCAGCCATCCTCTACAATAAAATGGTCCTCACAAAAGTAAATAAACCAATCGGACGTAGAACCAACCAGCAGCTGATTAAAATACTCGTGCAAGCCGGCGCGGCCGAGCTGCAGGTTTTCTCTAAAAAACTGAACCGAAACGTGGCCCTCGTGGTTGCTGAAGTGCTGGACCAGCTCGTCATTCCAGCTGTCGTGCTCATTGAGCATAACCCGGACCTCCAGCTCCTGCGGGTGCTGGTTATAGGTCCGCTGCATGAGCCCAAACAAAAACTTGGCCAGGTACTTGGAATTGCGCCGCGCAGAGATTAGAACGCATAGCTTCATGCCCCGCCCCTCCCCGCTGCAGCTTTGACCATTATCTCGACCAGGCGATCGAAACCGACCTCGGGAGCCCAGCCCAGGACATCCCGGGCCTTTGTGTTGTTGGCCTTTAAGTAGCGAACATCAACCGGGCGCCAGTATTTCTCTGAAACGACCGCAAACAAAACGCCATTAACGTAACCCTTTGCGTGCTGGCCCTCGCCCTGCCAATCCACCTCAAAGTGCCGGGCCCGTAGCGCGGCCTCCACGAACTCCCGGACGGTATGAGTAACGCCAGTGCCGATCACAAAATCATCCGGAGCAGACTGCTGCAGCATGAGCCACATAGCCTTGACATAGTCGCCGGCATAGCCCCAATCCCGGACGGAATCCAGGTTGCCGAGCTCAACCACCGCACGGTCCTGCTCCCACTCGATAACTGCCCGGGCTAGTTTTTGCGTAACGAAATTGCCGCCGCGGATTTCCGACTCGTGATTAAACAGGATCCCGCAAGCAATAAAACGACCCTGTCGGCGCTTATACTGGCAGTAGTAATGCGCTGCAGCCTTTGCGATCGCATACGGACTGTTGGGCATAAAATTGGTGGCCTCGTCCATTTCAGACTTCTGATCGCCAAACATTTCTGAGGTGCTGGCCTGGTACATTCGCCAATTATCGCCGCCCACAGCCTCCAAAGCAGTTATGAGATTAACCACTCCCATGAACGTGGCGTCAATCGAAAACTCCGGCTGCATAAACGAAACGTGCACGTCCGACTGCGCAGCCAGGTTGTACACCTCGTCCGGCTTATGGGTGCGAATAATACGGATCAGCGAATCGACACTGAGCAGGTCGCCCATTTCCAGGACCAGCTGACCCTGCCGAATTGCATCACTAAAATCAAAGCGGCCGCGGATCCGGACCGGCGGCTCGGTGCTTACGCGCCGGACCAGGCCAATAACCTTATAACCTTTCTGCAACAGCAGCTCGGTCAAGAACGTGCCGTCCTGGCCGGTAAATCCAGTGATTAGCGCAGTTTTTTGCATTATTTGTCCTCCCCGCCAAACAACATTGTTTGGTCCTCTTCAATATCCAATTCTTTGATAGCCGACTCGAGCTCCGATCGGCTCGCAAACTGCAGCGGTTTGATGTCGGCCGTTTCGTGCACGATCGTCAAAGTATTGCGGAAAATATCGGCGTCCTTTGCCTTTTTGCTTTTAATAACCACGCTGGTGTTGCGGTTCAGCTTCACGCGGCGCTCGAGATAATCGGACTGCACTAGCGCACCTCCTCGACTTCCGCCCGAGCGACAACGCCGGCGAGCCTTAGAGCCGCCTGGCGGCATTCATAGCGCCGGACATACGCCTCGCCCGACTCAGCCACAATGCGGCCATTTCTAACGACTAGGCGCCAGCGCCAGCCATCCTTTGCTTTGTAAAAACTGATAACCCCGCTGCGGCGCTCCGGCTTAAACTCAGCATCCAGGCTAGCCCTGGTTGCCTCCGGCATTTCATTTTTTTTCTTCAGGCCGAACATACTTCCCCTCCTTAGTTAGTTTTATTGGATCAAACGCCACCTGGTGCTCCACGATCACTCGCAAGCATTCGCTGACTTTCAAGCCCATAGTTTTGGCCAGCTTTTGCAGCTGGGCGTCCGATTCCTCCGAAATGCGCACATAGTGCCGGACCGGGTATTTCAATTCTCTAGCCATTAATAGCCCCTCCAAAGTAAAAATCCAATTAAAGTAATAGATAGCAGTAACCAAAGCACGATCAGGCTCGGGAGCTCTTTGCGCAGCGCCCGGGCAAAATTAGCCTGGGCAACGCCAAGCTTGGCATACGCCGCAGCAGTCGTGCCCTTAACAGGACCATAGATAGGATCACAGCCGGGTGGGACTTTTTTGCCATTAAGCACCACTGCGGTACGAATAGCCGTGCGCAGCGCGTCCTGCACCAGTGGGTCCAAATAAAAAGACGGTGGCACTTTGCCGGCATCCGTAACCCGGATGTCGATAACCACCAGTCGTTCGTTTTTATCACCCATAGCCTAGCCGCCTTTCTGAAAATAAGCATATCAATTAGAGCCGCTGGAACGCAAGCCTAATAAAATCGTGTCTCTTTAAAACCACAAATTCTGTGGAAAACATCCTCCGTGAGCATTTCGCGGTCCGCCTCAATTTCGTCCGGTTTAATGCGCAAGATAAGATCCACCAATTCAGCGACCCGGATCGTGATACCGCAAGGACCACTCACCAGGCCGCCATTAACGAGCAACGCCAGCTTGACATGGCTGCGCGAGCACTCATCCACCCGGACCACTAGCCTCATACGGCAACCCGCAGGATCCCGTCAATCGACCGGACCGGCCGTGGCTGGGGATTAAAGACCGGCTTCGGAGCCGGGACCGGCGGGGCGGCCACTGTGGGCGCCAGGATGCGGTCCAAAAGCCCCGGATCGGTCAAACCCTCCAGTTGGGTATTTAATGCAGCCAGGCGGGCCCTCTCGGCCCGGTAGGCGGCTATTTTACGCGAGATTAAGTTGCTCAGTCTCTGCATTGCTTGGTTCCTCCTCTTTTTTAACTTTAGCATCATCGGCCACCACACCGACAATGTACTCGTCAGGGATTTGATAATTCCCCTGGTCAATTTGCTCAATCAGATCGTAACCGCGGCGCCACTCTTCGTCTTTCATTTTGTCCCAGGCGCTGTACGGCCGGCCGCAGATTTTCTTATACAGCCACATTTTGCCCATGCCAGTGAGCGGCAACGCCTCGCAGCGCTGCTGGACCATGTCGCGCAGGTCGTCGTCAACCACCAGCTCCGGATCCTTGTCGAGCTCGGCAACCTTTTCGGCCGTTTTACGCTTTTCGGCAGCCTCGGCCAGCTCGGACTCCACAGCCTCCTCGTCCAGGTCGTCAAGATCGTCCAGGACCGTGCCGGTTTTCTGCGGCGCGGCAAAAGCATTGTTTTTCAGTTTAAGAATGAGCTCCCGGGCTTGGCCGGATGTCATTTTGCGGGGCTCGGTAACGCCATTCAAGCGCAGCAGCTCCAGCTGCTCGTCCCGGGAATCAAAACCGAGCTTAATCAGGTGCCTGGCCAGCATGGTCCGCTCCTGCTCGTCAATCGGCTTGTTGGCCGGGCGCGGATCCAGGCCGGTGCCGTCGTCAGCTTTGGCTGCAGCCTGTTCCTCGGCGGCTTTCTTTTGCGTTTGGTAATCAGGGTCGTCAAGATCCTGGGCAAAATACTCACTGAACCCGAGCGACAGACAGGCATCCATGCGGGCCCGCTTTTCGGCAATTTTTATGGTGGCATTTACGTCCCGGCGATTATCGCCCACGATCGCAGCGCCGCGGCCCTCGGCAACCACCTTGCCGCTGTTGGTTTTAACAATGCACTTATAGGCAACCAGGTTGCGGGTGCCCTCCAGCATTTCGATAGTCTCATTGTCCCGGACCAGCTCGTTTGTCAGCTGGAACAGACTAAAGATTTTCTCCTGCCCGGGCTTTGCCAGGATGTCCTTGCTGAAATGGCTGGACGTTTTACAGGACCCTTTGCGCTGGTCCTCGGCCTGGCAATTACGAACCACGTGGATCCGGATGTAGTCGGTGCCTTTAACCAGGTGCTTTTTAACAAAGTCCGCGATCAGCTTGCGCTGTTCGGTTTGCGCATCCAGGGCCTTTTTAAGATCCTTAGTGTTTAGCTCGAGCCCGGCAACCACGCTGACTTCAGCTTTTGCCAGCTCGCCGCGGGACCGGGAGCGCTTGGGCTTTTCACCCTCCGGTGTTTCGTTTATAACTTCAGCCTCAATAGGCTCTGTTTTTGGTTTTGTCATTTCTAGCCGCCTTTCGTTTAAAAGTACACGCTCATTATACTATAAGAGCGGCGCTTAATGCAATAAATCCCCAGCCCTTATTTACTACTATAAAAATTAAATAAATTAGTAGTAGTTGTAGGTGCTGTGGAAACGGTGGAAAACTAGGGGCCTAGCAGCTGCAGCTTACCGGACCGGGACCGGACATAGCAGCTGGGCGGGTGTGCATAACAATGTGAACAAGCCGTGCAAAAAAAGTACCCAATTGTGGAAACAAAAAAATTGCCCACTGGTAATGAACAACTAATCCACAGAATCCGGCGGGTTCTCCACACTTAACCGGCCGAGCTCAATCTCCAGGTAAGCCCGCTCGCAGCGGAAAAACTCCTCCTCCTGGCTCTCAGACGGCCACGGCGAATGCACAAAGGTGTAGCCTTTCTCGTGCAGCTGATCGATCGTGTCCTCTTCTAGATCCCAAAGCTTGACGTGGCTGCCATCCGGGTAATCGATCATGGCGTGGTTAAAAGCCTGGTACCGGACCGGGAATACAAACACCACCGTGTTAAACAGTGACGTCGGGTAGACCACGTTCCCAGCCAGGATGGCGTGCGGATTATCAGGCCGCTCAATATACGACTCGAATCCACCACGCTCCATAAATTAGCCCCTGAGCCTCGTTTTTTCGGGCCTGTGGCGCGTTTGAGCTTCCAGACGCCTTACTGACCGTTTTGGCTTGTCCGGGCGCTTACGCGGCCGCTGCTGGCCTACAACGACCCGGCGGCGCTCCGGTTTACGATCCAGATCCCGGTTGCCGCAGAACTCACAGGCATGCGAGCCGGTAGGCACGAGCCCGCAATACTGACATGACCGGCAGAACCGGCATATAGCCCGCGAGCCTTGCTGATCACGATTGCAGAACCGGCATACCCGGGCCATAGCAACCTTTGACTCGTGCTGCATGATTTTAGTTTTAAGCTCCCGAGGGTGCTCAGGATCCAGGGCGTCCCGGCGGCGCTGCTGGTTGCGCTTGCCCGCTGGCCGTAGCGCTACCGTATTTCTCTCGTCGTATAAACTGAGTCCGCTTTCCATAGGTCTATTGTCCCAACGTTTAGTGTGTCCCGCAAATAGTTCGGGAATTTTACATAAATCAAGGTCATGTTGTCCTGCTCGTAATCGGCCGAGAGCAGGGAAGTAAAGCCGACATTTTCTTTGACCAGCAGGTGCGTGAGGTCCAGCTTAAGATCGACCTTGCGGTTAACATCGGCCGACACATTCAGATCGATGCGCTGCATGGTTGTGGGCTGGTCGTTTATGAATAGCGGGCGCTCACTGGCCACAGCAATGTACTCGATCTTGCGATAATCGCTGGGCACTGCCGAATCAAACGTAAATTGAAAATGGGTAAACAGGCTCTCGATCGTGAGCGCGTCCTCTGGCGGCACTGGATAGAGGTATATTTTTTCGGTGCAAGAGCCACGTCCCGCGACGGCCACGGATCGATGCGTATAGCGATAGTGTTGCGACTTGGTGCTTTTGCTCATTGCTTTGAGTCCTTATCGTGCTTGATTAGAGTAAGCGGTGCCGTTGTGGATCCATTGGACGCGACGATCGCTGCAGCGGTTTGGCCGCTCTCGTTTATAAGTGCGGTATTACCCCACCAGATATAGACATAAACAATGTTCTCCCAGGCGGCGTCAGTCGGCTGCGGACATAGATTAGCCGGAAACTCGATCTCATACGGCAACGCGCCAGACAGCTGGATGCCCGCCTTTGCCGTGGTTTCAATGTTGGCACTATCATCTGACGACAAGCCCATCCAAAAGCTGACCTCCTGGCCCAGGCTGTCCGGGCAAAAACCATCATTGCCGCCATTATCAAAAATGCGGATTCCAAAGAATTCATTGTTGTTAAAAACGATTTTACGGTTATAAGTGATGTACTTCGGTACTCGGAACGGTAGGACCATACCAGTAGCGCCAAGTGCCGAGGGGCAGCCCCCGGCGCCGCCACCGCCGCAATAAAGCAAAAGCCGGACAGTATCCTTGCTGTCGGTGTTTGGCCGCCCCTTAAATTGCAATCCGGACTGACTCATGTGCCGAGTCCAATCTGAGCGCTGCAATTGAGCTTAAATTTATTCAGGTTATAGCCGTTGGCAACAGCCGGAAGCTCCTGGAACGTCACAAGCAAAACAAAGCCATCGGACAAAAAGGTCGAGTCGCCGTTATGCGGAATAGCCTTTGTGAGATCGGCGTCGATAATTAACGTGCCTGAAGCCGCCACGGTAAACGGTGCGTCGGTGCCGGTTATCTTCCTATGCTGCTCGGCAATGTAGGCATCGCTGTAAGACGTTTCCGGTATGACATTATTGGCAGTAAAATAACCGATCCCCAGCCGGACGCTCAAGCCCATATTGCTGGGCGCGGCCATTTCCATAAAAAGATACGCCTCGACGATGTCGCCCTTTTCGGGCTGGGTCATAGGTATAGCGATGGTTCGGGTCGGGCAAAAACTTGGTGAATTTATAGCCGTGTTGCCATAGTTAACGGTCGACGACTCAATGAACTCTGAAATAAATGGTTGGGCGTGGTCCCGGAGAGCTTTGTTGCCTATGATCATAGGCTTATTGTACTACCTAGTCTCGGCCAAGCACAAGCAAGCGTGATCCTGCTCCTATATCGCCAGTGCCTCCAGTGTCTACAACATCCACCCTTGTAATTGCAGAAGAAGCGTTGGCCCACTTTAAAGAAATGGATTTTTGAGTCGGAGCATTGGCAGCACCAGCAGCGGAGCGTTCGACGCTATGAAGTCGAAGTAATTTTTCTTGTGCTGCAGTATTATAGACTCCCACCTCTGTATAGACATTGTTAGCATCAATAACAGTCCGCATGTTACACTGAGCAGTGCTACCTGCTCCCACCTCTGCGTAATTTTTGCCTGAGTCGTTATTGAACCGCAAGCCTACATTCAATGTGCCGCCTGAAGGCAGTACCCATGCAAAAATTCTCAATAAATTTTTTGCGGTTATTGTTCCGCTTGACATTGAAGTTGAAGTGCCGACCTGCTCGCCCGAGTCGTAGAGCACCTGATAACCACCGACATCACTCCCCAGATGCTCATAATCGACCGATCCGGCCACATAGTGTCGGGAGTCAATAGTGTCATCTCCGATGCCTGTACCATCGTTGAAGCTGGCATCGTTGGTCCATAGTTTATTCCATTTTGCTGTTGTTGGTTGCTCGTCTGCGACGAATGAGTCTGCTGAGTATGCCATTATTTGATCCTCTCCACTTTGAATGTTTCAAAATGTTTTGCGTTACCTTGTTTTCTGAATTTTGGCTTGTGGTCCTTCCGCAGCCTGATCGTCTCTTTGAGCTTCTGCTTTGTAAATGGATCAAGGGTAGTCGGTCCTCTGTTGGCAGGTGTTTCGGGCAGGTACTCTTCTTCGATCTTGGAGATTCTGGTGTCATTGCCGCAAGCACACTGATAGCCCATCATCGGCTCGCCAGTCGGAGCTTCATCCAGCCGGACACGATGGCTGATCAGCTTGTCGCTGAGAGGCACGACGATCTTGCCGACATCATTGAAGCTGAGCCCCATCGGATCTCCACCCATCAGCTCGAGAGCAAGCTGCTCTTTGCACTTGCTGCAGACCACCACATCGACATGATCAAATCGACCTTTGTAGAAATCAATCATCTCTGTTTTACTGGCTAGCTCGCTGATGTCGCTCGTTATGATCATAATTCTCCTCTGTTGATATTATAGCTTGAATCTTATGGAGCAATAGCGTCAGTCCCACCGATTTTGCTTTGATTGATGGTGAAATACCTTCGAATGTCACGCTCTTCCACCTCGATCACCTGATTATACTGAGCATTCCGGTTGATCACATTCTGGATTCCGGTGATGTAGACTGTTTTCGTTTCGTTGGTATCGTTGATCAGGATCAAGCCAGAGTCACCGATCTGTAGTGCCGGATCACTGCCGACTGCCACAGGGCATTTGTAACGGCGGCCCGGTGACTTGTATTCTCGGACCAGTGTGTAGGCCAGTGAATGAGCCGTCGATTTGTCCTGAATCAGATCATTTTCGATCTCTATAGGCTCGCCATTGTTGGACGGATTCCGCCCGAAGTTTTCGATTGAAGTGGCATCACTGACACGCTCCTCGATCACCTGAGTCACTTTTGCAGGTGTGGCATAAATCACAAGCTGCGTCAGATACATTCGGCTTGTGAAAGTGTTGCGGAAGGTCAATTTGTATGTGCTACCACCAAGATTTTCGGCTGAGATAACACTCACATAATTGCTGTTTGCTGCTCCCGAGCCGTCTTCATTGACATTTGTGGCATAGAAGCTCTGAGATCCGCTGGCAGTTGTGATGTACTTCGGTATGCTGACTGTGGTGACAGGTAGTGGACCATGCTCGTCTTGAAAATCGACAAAGTATTCAGTGTCAAGGCCCGGCTCGAGAGTGATCGCTGAATCGGCCTCCCATATTTTCTGCCGAGCTTGGACTGAGCGAGGCTTGGCCCGGACGATGACATCGTTGATGATCGGCGTGTTCTGCCAGTCAATGTCACTGATCTTGCTATAGCTGAGCTGGAATCTAGGTATTCCGGAGGCCGTCAGGAAGTGCTGCCTGTTCCAGAAGCGAGGCAAGCCGTTTTCGTCGGCGAACATCAAGCCCTGCTCTGCTTCGGTGATGTCCTTAAAAATGTCACCCCACTTGCGATCTCTCGTTGGTAGATAACCGATATTTTGCTGCAGCGATTTGTCGAGTATATACTGCGAGCTCGAGAAGCCCATATTGTTCAGGCCGGAGGCAAGGATGTTGTGTGCCGGAGCATTGATGAATGCACCACTGATCGTGCTATCAGTAGCATTGAAATAGTCGAAGACATCGAAGGCATGGATATTCACCAGCCGATTGTTCAGTGTTATCTGCGGCTGTTTGGTGAAGCCTGTGAAGAGCTTCATGTGCTCGTCATCGATCCCCATTGAGATCTTGATCGGCCGATTCGGGAGGCCGACTCCAGAGCCGATCGTGGCATCGAAGGCCGGGAGAAATTTTCGGCTCGTATTGTCGAGCTCGACATCAGCTTCAGCGACGATCACGCCGTATGGATATTGCCCGATGTTCCGGCTGACAGAGATGCTTGTGGCGAATTGAGCATAATCATCAAAATAGTATTTATCGAAGAAGCTGACAAAATCGCCGCCGCCCTTGATCAAATCCGGGCCGCCGATCTTTGACTGGTTGATGGTGAAGAATTTCACGCCGGATGCGATCGTCCGCATCATAGCCAGCAGCACACCATAATTCACAGACCGCTTGCCGTTGCTGATTTTATCTCCCCAGCCACTTGATACTGTCTGCATCAGAATTGCCTGATTTTTACTTTGTAATCAGTGAGCAGGCTTGCTCCCGGCTGATAGTCATCAGACTCATCCGGGAATGGCAGGCCGGAGAATGTGAGTGTGCCGTACTTCGACTGATCATTGTAGTAGTTCACGCCGCTCCCGGCTGTGAAGTAGGCATCCAGCGAAGAGAAGTCGCTCGCTGAGATATTCTGAAAGATCATTTCCGCATTGTATTTGAAGCCGAGCGGATTGGCTGGGGTCTTGATGCGATTCCGCTGCACTGCTCCATCTATAGCGTAGTTGTCTGTCTGAATATACTCTCGCCACTCCTTGAGCTTTGAAGGTTGCAGGGGTAGTGTGCCGCTGTTGATAGTTATCATTGTGACCTCACTCCGATCTGCTGAAGATTCACGCCGTTGCTTTTTGCGATGTTCTGGAATTCTACCCACATTCGCTCAGCGATCTCCCGGTACTCTGTAGGCATGCCAGCGAACATTCCGACCTGAATTGTCGGATCAAAGTTGATAATCGTTTGCTGGACTGGCTGCTGCAGGCCGACTGAGCCGTTCGTTCGGAAGCCACGAGGGATCTGGCTGTTCGGGATCACATCAGATCCACGAGGCAAATTGACAAGCTCTGGACCTTCTTCACCGACTACAGCGAGGCCACCTTGAAAGTTCCGGACACCCTCAGAGAATCCAGGAATCACATCTCGGACCTTGCCGAGTGGTCCAGGTATATCCCAGTCTCCGAGCTTATCTCGAAGGAGTTGGCCGATATTGCCGACTGCTCCGACTATCTTGCCAGGTATATCTGTGATGAAGTCGAATGCCTTCTGGAATGGTGTTACGATTGCATTGTATACACCACCGAGAGCAGAGCCGATCTGACCAGCTATTCGGCCGATCGCTCCCACGAAGTCTTTGAGCCAGCCGATCGCATTGCTGATCCAGTTGATAATGTTAGATATCCAGCCGATCGCCAGCCTCAAGCCCTCCACGAAGATCATGATCTGAGCGAAGATGACCGCTCCGAGAATAATACCGAGAGTCTTCAGCACAGGAATCAGGATCGGTGAGATGATATCCCATAATCGCTGCAGTGATGGCAGCAGTCGCTCCTGGAATACCTTCCAGACATCCATCAGAGCAGGCTGTAGATAATCCTTCCAGAGAGTCGAGAGTATTGTGATCACTGGCTGGAGCTTCTTCATGACATTATCTAGGCCACCGAAGTGATCGATCAGCAGCTTGACACCGAGACCGAGTGCAGCACCTGCAGCAATGAATGGCAGTAGCGGAGCGAGTGCGGTCCAGATCGATACACCGAGAGCCACGAATGCAGGCACAAGGCCACCGATAAGAGCACCAGCAATCACTGGTAGCCAGGGAGCGAGTGCTTCGAATGAATCCTTCAGTGCCTTCATGACACCCTCTGGACCACCCATTGCTTCGAACCAGTCATTGAATCCAGTGATCAGCGGTCCGATCAGGTTGCTTGTGAATTCACCTGCCAGCTCCATGAAGTCTCCGAAGGTATTCTTGAATGCTGTCATCTGGCCCTGCGGTGTTTTGCGGAGTGCCTCATTCACCTTGCCATAATTCTGAGCCAGGACTTCATTCAATACATTGGCCCTCTGAGTCTCATCGCCATTCTTGAGCATCTCCTTCTGAGTATCATTGAGCGTGACACCATAGCGAGACAGAGCCCCGATGTTGCCAGTCATCACTTTACCGACCAGGTTATTGATAGTCACCATGTCTTCGGCTGTGGCATTGTGGCCCTTGAGCTGTGCCACCATGTCAGCGATCTTCGGAGTTAGCTTCTGAATGGTAGAGCCCTGCAGGTTGAATGTAGCGAGCTGAGATTGACCTGCAATAATTGCATCATCCTCGATGACACCGATCTTCTGAAGCTGTGCTGCCTGAGTCTGCAGTGCTTTGACATGCTCCTCAGTAGCACCCTTCACATTCAGCAGGTTGGTCCTGAGTTTTTGAGATGCTTCGACACTAGCATTGTATGCCTCCATCGACTTTGCTCCGAAGGCGGCAGCACCGAGTCCGGCTGCCGTCAGGCCACCGAGTAATGCGAATGAAGATCCTTCGGCCTTCTTGAATGCAGCACCAAGCCCCGAGCCTGACTTCTCAGCTTTGCCGAGTGCCTTCTCAAGCCCCTTCGTGTCTCCGTTGATGCGGACCAGTAGATCTCTTGTTTTACCTGCCATTGCTATTTTTCAGCTCCTCTTCCAGCTTCTGCTGTTCAATGTTCTGGAATTGCCCCTCTATCCTTATTATAGTCAAGAAATTGAGTATCCTATCTCGTGGCTGTTCGTCCAGCTCTGTTACTGTCCAGCCGAAAGTCTTGCAAAGCAGGTAGTCGATGTACTCCGGCGGCACATCCTTCTTCGCATCACTGCTGCTGAAATAGGTGATCAGGCTTTTGGTAAGTTTTTTTTTGCCTGCTCGATTGAGACTTGATCACCTCCGGCGATGTTGATCAGATACATTGCGTCTTGTGGCTCAAGTTGATCGACATTTTCTTCTGAGATTTCGAGGACTTTGCCCTCCTTATCGTCCAGATTCCATGCCACGATCAGCATATTGAGCAGGCGATCGGCCGACATAACCATGTCGATCGTGCCATCATCCTTGACTGTCAGAGCATGCTTGCTCTGTCCCCACTTCACATCCGGACGGATTTCCACCCAGTATTTCCCACTCTTGACTGAGGGGAGTTTGACTCGTTTGGTCTTTTGACCATCTTTGAAATATGCCATGTTGCACCTCCCTAGTTATTAGTAGCTTGATCGTACATTCCTCAAGACAGCATCGACACTTGCACTGTTGGCATTATCGTATGCACAGCGGACCTTAAACTTGACAGCATAGAAGTCTGATAGTCCAGTCTCCAGAGGGAAGTCTTCATAGTATGTTCGATACATGCGGACTTCCAGGCTAGAGCTGTATCCACCACCGATGCCAGGACCATTGACCTTCCAGCTTGCTGCTTGTCGGTCCAGGTTGTAGAAGTTGTCACGCTCAGTAGTGCCTTCAAAGTAGAGTGAGGCTTCGACAGTTGCTTCGAATTCACCGTGATTGATTGTGTCTGGCTCTGCAGATCCATGTCGGAATACTGCTGTGGTGTTGTTTTCAAGTGTGAGCTTGAAGTCATGTGGCTTCAGGTTGGTTGCTGAGCCTGCTGCTGCGACTGTAGCACCGAATGCGAAGCGAGAATCAGCGAAGCTATACACGCTGCCTGAAGCAGTCGTGAGGCTTCCTGATGTAGTAGTGACAGGGAATTTACCGAGCAATGATGCCTTTGCTTCCACAAGTGCATCGCTCACACTGAATTCAAGAGTCTTCACAGCGACATTGCGGTAGTACTGCTTATCGATAGATCCACGAGCCTGATTGATTGTCAGAGTCTTTGGAGTGTTGCTGTTGTTACGAGTCATTGTGTGATCGTAAACTGAGCCAGCGACATTAGCTGGACTGTTTGTGCCGAGTGCTGCATACAAGAATAGACCTGTGTTTGTAGCATCAGCATTGATTGAGATTGATCCCTCGGACCACTTCTTGCCGATCACTGCATCGAAGGTCTTCTCTCGGACACCATAAGCTGCTTCATTTGGAATAAGCTCATGCTTGGCCATCAAAGTATTTTCGGTGAATGGTACGATGTCAGTCTGCGGTACTGGCACACCAGCGGTAGCCTCTACTGCGACTCCAGCCCATCCTTTTCTTCCGATATCTAGTGACATGATTTATTCTCCTCTATTCGTATTATATTTGATTTGGCTCTACTGTATAACCACACAGGTCAAGATAATCTCTGCCATGCGAGTATTCACTTGCTCACCTTGCACGAATGACCACCTGCTCGGGATCGGCCGACAGAAGCCACGCCCCTGAAGAGTTGCTCCGAGATAGATGTCTGCATCGAATTTGCTGATCAGGTCATCGACAATGGTCCGCATAATACGCTCGCTGGCTTCTTCACCCTGCTCCATTCGCTCCTGATAGATCCTGATTGCGAAGTTATATGATCGCTGATTCCTCGAGGTGTCAGCAAAGAATGCCTCTGGTGATTCAAGAGGTGTAATAGTAATGCATGGATAGTGCTCCATTTTGCTCTTGGCATAGTCGAAGACCTGAGTCGAATCGACCTCATTGCTTGTCTGGACCACAGTTTTGATTGCTGCCGATAATTCATTCCACATTGCTATCTCCTCCCCATTAGAGCGGACATGAGCTTGTCCATGACTCTATCAAACTGATCATTGATGAATCCTTGCGAGGCTTCCCATCCAGGACCGAAGAATGGCTGTGCTCGAGTACCACGCTTCTCGATGGTCTTGATGATCGGCCAGAGTGCTTTGCTTGGGATACCCTTCTTCTTGATCCATCGCTCAATAGCATCGGCTGGAGGCGTGTGGCCAGTAGTACCATATTCGACATCTGGAGCATATGACTCCTGTGCTTCGACCTGACCTTCAGGGAAGCGGACCTCAGTGAGTACCGATCGCTGCAGTGTACCAAAGGCATGTGGAGCTCGCTGTCTGATCTCTTGCTGTGCATGCACAGTGGAGTTTGTCAGAGCAGCAGTCACTAGAGGCTCGGCATCTCCGCCAGCCTTGCGGATGTCTCGAATCAGCTCATCGAGCCCTTCGATCTTCACATCGACTGCTAGTCCACCACTCATCGCTTATCCTTTGTCAGCACCAGCTCATAGTGATCTGGCAGTATTCCATTATCATGCACCTGTCGGCCTCTCACAAAGTACTCCACGCCAGTGCCAGAGACAGTCACCTTCATGCCTTCCACCACACCAGATGCGGTAGTAAACATGTCGAAGGTCTTGCCGAATACACCATCCACCAGGACAGTTGTCTCAGCCGATGATGGCTGGATGTTGGCTCGGATCGCAGCAGTAGGTATCTGGCCAGGACCAAGATATCCACTGTGAGTCACATACCGCTCTTTGTCGATGTCATTCGGAGTCTTCTCCAGTCTGGACACGAATACGATCTTGTCGAGTATAGGAGGCATCAGATGACCTTCCTGGCATAGCCTCCAGAGTCCAGGATATCTTCAGCAGCAGAGACCAGTGCAGACTTTGAGCGACCTGCTGAGTAGCCGAAGCTCATGCTGACTCGACCTTGTGTGAAGCTCTGTGCTCCAGAAGGATTGTATTTGCGAGCGATCATATCCCTGACATACAGAGTAGTGGCTTCCTTCAGATCTTCAGGCAGATCTGCGATGTCTGTAGCATAGCCTCCTGTGTAGTCCACCTCATAGAAGAGATCGGAGCTGTCCAGGTGGAGCAAGCCTCGGCCCATGCTGATTAGATAATTGCTCGGATAGATCAGGTATGTAGATGGCTTTGGAATAAAGTAGTATCGATCGCTGCCACTCTCAAGAGTCAAGCTCTGGCTCATGCCGACACCGACCAGCCGAATCGCTGAGACATCGCCATCGGCCACTGGCCTTCGCCTGAAGCTGATGGTCAGATCACCATTCGGAGAGATCTGTGCTCGCTCTCGCTCATTTGTCACAGCCATTTTGAAGAAGCCATCGACATCACAATAGTTTGTGATGATCTTGGAGGCACGAGATATCATCCCTGATATGGTGGCCTGACTGAATGTAGACAGGTCCAGATCAGGGGCATATGCTTCGAGTTCTGCTTGTGTGATCAAATTCTCTGCCATCGTATGCCTCTCTATTTTGATTATAGCTCAGAGTCCTCCCCTCCATAGAGAAGGAGGGGAGTCGCTCTAGGCTACACTCTAGGATGTAGCGAGGCCACCGATTTTGTACTGATATGGTTCACCGATCACCTTCAGCACTGTGGTCTCGAAGACACGAGATTGAATACTGTGGTTAGCGGTTGGCACATCGTAGATCGATAGAGTTTCGAGGTCACTCATTTCGATCCAGTTCTCACCAGCAGCGGAGCGGACTGACAACAGGAAGGCCCATGATGCAGCGTAGCGACTAGTCACTACCTTGATCAAGTTACCAGTGTTACCATCCACGATGTTTGCAAGGTGTTGGCCACCAGTTGCAGCACCTTGATTGTCGATGACAATACGCTGGATGCTTCCACTACCTTCGAGCTGATCAGACAGAGCTCGGTTCTGACGAGGGTTCAAGACCAGGTGAGACACCAGGTCAGCACCAGCTTGGAAGAGAGTCTGAGCGTAATTGCTTACACCAGAAGCGGTCAAGAGACCAGCACTTCCTGAGTTGGTGGTGATGAGCTTGCTGAAGCCTGAGTACTCTGTGCTGTACAGAGCAGCATCACCAGTGAGAGTCATCACTTCCTCACCGAGCAAGACCTCTGTGGTCTTGATAAGCTCTTCACGAGCTCGGATGTCTTCCAGGTTGCTGCCACGATTTGCAGCGATTTGCTGACGACCGATCTCAACATCACGACCCAGGTTCTTGTATGGATAGCTGACGAATGAGTAGGTCTGAGTGGTAGCACTAGGCTGACCAGCATCAGCGAATCCGACACGAGTACCAGTACCACCAGTACCAGCAGTCGTAGCGAGGCCACTTGTTAGCTTGTTAAATGATGCAGCTTCTCCCATGCCACCGACACGAGGAATGAAGCCACGAACAGGCGTTGCTGTTGGCACAACAGTCTTGACTACAGGATCAAGATTCTCTGGCGAGTAAATTGATCGAGAGCTAGGACTGAATGTGTATGTGCTTTGAGTCACCGCTTTGCGGATCTCATCTTGCACGAGTTGAGCGATTTGATTTGCTTCCATCTGAAGACTACCTTATCTTTGCACCTCAATTATTGACTATTGAATATCGAACACTATCCTCTGAAGCTGGCTCGGACCTCAGCATGCTTCTGTCGAGATGCTGGATCAAGCAGACGAGAGTACTTGCGGAGCTTGAATGCGACCTGGAGTCGCTCTTCGTGAGTGCCTGCATTTGGATCTGCAGCCAGCTCATCGGCTCGCTTCAAGAGACTGTCCATCTCTGCTTTGTTTTTGCCATCCTCAGAGTCAGGATCTGGACTATTTGGATTCTCCACATCCTCTCCCTTCTTCACTGTATAGGTCTTGCGGACTTTCGATGCAGCAGGCTGCTTCCTCAATTCGGCAATCTCCTCTTTTAGAGGCTCGACTGCTTTCGCAATCCCTGCCTCTACTGCAGCAGATACCATTTTTGCAAGATCACTCTGTTCAGTGGACTTTTGAATGTCGGCTTTAGGAGCGAATTTCTTCTGCTTCCCTTTGCCTTTGCCAGATGTATCTTCATCTTCTGCAGGAGTCTCTGGCTCTTCCTCCTCAGTATCTTCAGGTGTTTCGACTTCTTCATCGGCAGCAGGCTCTTCTTCATCCTCGACTTCGACAAGCTCCTGGCCTTCGGAATTGACAAGAGGCTGCTTCACAGTCTGCTTCTCGCCAGTTGGCTTGCCATCTTCACCGATGACTTCCTGCTCTACTTCAGCACCAGCTACAGGCACACCTGCTTCTGCTGCTCGCTCTTCAGTATCATTGACTGGTCGGCCATTGTCTTCGGCTGATACGACTACTTCCGCATCCGCATTCCGATCCTCTTGACCTGTAACTGATTTTGCTCGATCTTTGACTTTATCTGCCATCTTGATTAGCTCCTCGCTCTTCTTAATATTTAATGCTTTGGCAGCATTCTCGATTGCTTCCTCATAATCGGGGAAGTTCTCAGGCTCGAGAATTTCTTGAGCTGCTGCTTCTTGGATAGCTTCGAGGGCAGACTTCAGAGCGGAGAGATCCTTCTCGCCATCGTATGATTGCCAGAAAATATAATCTGACAGACACATTGCCAGGTCAGCAAGCATTGCTCCTTGCCATAGGCTTTTTGCGAGTGTATCTTGTTTGCCCATACTATCTTCATTGTATACCATGACTGAGCCCTTCATAATGTTTTGACTATCAGAGTACTGGAATTGTTTCTCCCACCATGCGACAGGTTGGCCGAGTCGCTTCTGGATCATCTTCTCTTCGTGGACCAGTCCACCCTTCTTTGATTTGACCATCTGGAATACAGCCGATGCGACTGCAGGATTGTCCACCAGTGAAGTCTCACCGAGATCATAATCTGTGATAACATTGACCATCTTCTTTTTGCCATCCACCATCATCTGCTGCATCTTGGCATCATTGACTCGGCCACCGATACTGAAGCCAGTCAGGACACCTTCCTTGACTTTGATCCAGGCATTCTCACCATCAGTAGATTCGGACACATGAGCTCCGATCCAGACACCCTTCGCATCGTCATCGAATTCAATCTCGATCGCTTTGCCGACTGCGATATCCTGATGCATCTCTCGGATGTTGCCGATCCAGTTGCTGAATGCCTTCTTGCTGGCCTCGTATGTGATGATCTCACCATGAGAGTCGAGCTCTTCGACAGTGGCATATCCATATACCATGCGTTGCTCTTCATCGACTTTAGTGATCGGGATAGTTATGTGGAGTGGCTTCTTCATTTGTTGTATACCTCTATTTGAATTATAACTGGTCAAGAGCCATCCCATAATATATCAATAGAGTCGAGATCAATCTCTTCGCCTGCATCCTCGTAGCACTCGCAGCCTGGATGTCCAGGAGGAGTGACATCACCAGACTCAAATTCATCATCAATCGGGATCGGACCTTGATCTTCATTGCCCTGACAGATGGCACAGGTATTCGGTCCAGCTCCCACCCACTTCTTTGTACCGACACCATTCTCTTTGAGGAAGGCTTGCTGTGCAGAGCTCATGGCTTGATTCGCTTCAGTGTTGGCTATCATGAAGGCCCGAGTCTCGCTGATCCCCTCGAATTCATCAGCAATGATATTCGCCAGCTCATCGATCGTGGCCATGTTCATGCGAGTATCTCGGATCAATGTGATCATCCGATTGCGAGTGGTCTCATCGATGCTAGACTTATTGAGTAGATAATTCGCCTGGTCCGCTAGTGCATCCAGGTAGTAGCTATTGGTCAGCTCGAATGTGACAAATGGATCAGCAGCCTTCTGCAGTTTGATGCCCTGCCTCTGATAGCTTGCCTCGACCGAATAGGTGAATGCTGTGATCAGCGTGGCCAGGATGTCCTTCTCATTGAGGTATTTGGCAATGGTCTTCTGATTATCCTCGAGCCATTTGGCTGCACGATCCTCATCGAATTCTTCATCGGTGATCATCCACTTCGGCAGCTTCTTGGTCAGGTCAGTGACTTGATCCAGGATGCCATCAGCAATAGACTGCTCGAATTCTTTGTAGTCTTCAGTGGTCCTGAAGGCTTCGAGGGGCTCATTCTTTTTGCTTGCTTTGGATATGAATCGATCGACTGCTGCAGATAGTCGCTGCAGTTTGCTCATAGTACTTTGCTCAAGCCCTTGCGGAGATTGGTCACTTCAGCCAGGAATGTCACCTGATAATCTTGCATGTACTCTTTGAAGATGGAGCGGACCGCATCAGCATCTGCAGCTTTGCTGAGTCTGGTATTCATCTCATCGACTACATTCTGAGGCAGGACTTCGGACTTGAATGCTCGGAGAGACTTGCCAGCTTTGACTCGATTGACAGCATACTTGCGGAAGGCTCGGAGCTCAGTGACTAACTGGACATGATTCTGCTCGGCCGACTTCTCCTTCTGCTCTGCAGGCACATCGCCTTCTGCTGGCTCATCTTCCTTCGGCTCTTCCTCTTCATCATCGTCTTTGCTGCCACCTGCAGCCAGGCTTGTCAGAGCTGCTGCAGCTTCAGCACGAGTCTTCTGTGAGTCGGCATCAATGAAGGTCGGATTGCCGAGCACAAATGGCTTATCGACACCGAGAGGCTTCATGCCCTGCTCCATGCGGACCTCATCGACAGTGGCTTGACCAGAGCGGATACGGATCTCATTGGTCTCAGCAGCACCACGCTCATCGAAGAATTCAAGGCCAGTGTATTTGAAGGCCAGATTCTCATATCCCATATCGGCCTGGATAACATCTGTGAAGATCTCCTGGAAGAATTCTGCTAGTGGTCGAAGGCCAGAATCGACAGCAATATCTGCCTGGACCTCGCCTGTTGATTTGTTCACAGAGTCAGTGAAGCCGAGCTCATTCGGAGGTATCTCAAAGAGCATACAGGTCTTGTGCATCAGCCAGTCCTGGAGCTCTTTGTATCTCATGTCTTCTGGCTTGACTGCTGGAGTGTAGCCAGTAGCACCCTTGCCAGATGGCACGAATTTGAGTTTGCTCATGGCACGAGTATCACCGCTCAATGCAGCATCCCACAGTGCCTGGAATTCTTTGATCTGATCAGGAGTCCATGTCTCAGGTACTCCGAAGAAGCCCTCTGGAATGTTGCCTTCAGTCAGCAGGTGGACATTGTAGATGTCAGACTTGAGTGCTGCAGTCACACCGAGCACCAGGCTCTCAAGCGGAGCGAGGCCATATGGAGTGTAGGTCCGAGCATTCATCATCTCGTAGTACATCTCATCGGCTGTGAAGGTTGCGACTTCTTTGCCATGAATGATCTGTCGGTATGCAGTATCTGGAGGCATTGGAGTGCCACCATTATCATCAAGCTCGAGCACGATTGTCGCAGCATCGACAGGCTCTAGCGAGTACAGTCCACCTCCGACATTCGGTCTCTTGTACAGGACCATTGCATCCAGGACCAGAAGATCATCCACGAGGGTATCGATAAACTCCCTGAATCGGACCCTGTAGCCACCGATTGATTTGAAGTCCTTCTTGAGTGGTTTGATCTGAGCTGTGTAGTCTGTTTTGTCATCAGTCTCGGCTGCGACAATATCCCATTCCAGAGCATTGAGCTGTCGCTTCCTGCGGTTGATCGCTGCTCGGGCCACATCATACTG